GCGGCCGTGCAAGCGATCTACGCGGCAGCCAAGACCGGCAGCGCGGAAGCGGTCAAGGCCCTGAGCGCCGACACGTTCAACAAAAACACCGGCGAGGTCATTGGCAGCGCGCCGGTGCTCGATCACCCATCGCAGCACGTAAAGGGTTACGCACAGCAGGCGCTCAACGAGATCCATCACCAGATGAATCCGCCGAAGCGCTTCCGGTTCGAGGGTGGCCACCCACTGCACTCGCTCAACAGCGCCTATCCTTCGCACAAAGGCCCGCCGCACAGTGACGCGGTCGAGAAGGTCGGCAAGTTCCTCATGCTCGGCAGCCCGGGGATCGTATCGCTGGATGCGCTGGCACTGCCGAAGATCACCCACGCCAGCGGGAAACTGACCAAGGCGACGTATTCCCCTGCCGCGCAGGCCGCGCTGAAGCAGATGCCGGAAACCCAGAAGCAGGCGATCAAGGCATACACCGGCAGCGCTTACAGCAACATGAACAGCTCGCTATGGACCGGCAACCCGAGCGGTGCGGCAAAGTCTGCTGGCGAGGCATTGCACGCGCTCGGCCATGAGATTGCGCCCGGCACCGTGCTGTCGCGCAAGCTCAGCGTGCAGGGCGCGGCGCTCGACCAGATCCTAAAATCGGCTGGCAAGGTGCTACAAGAGCCAGCTATTATGTCGACATCCATTCGCCCTTCATCGTGGTCGGGCAACGTGCATCTCAAGCTGCACGTTGGCCCGGGCGTGAAAGGCCTTTGGGTAGGCCCGGGTTCAACCGGCGGTAAAGGCGCGCTGTCGCTGAACTCCGGTGAGGATGAACTGATTTTGCCACCGAACACCCGACTGCTGATCATGTCGGTAAAACATGCTGGAGGCGGCGACTCTGACGGGTTCGGCACCGGCTCCAGTCACATTGTCGAGGCAGTCATTCTGCCAACCCAGCAGGCGGCCTCATGAGCGATCAACTGAGCTACCACAACGATGCGGCCGGGCTTGTACAGTCGGCCGAGCAAGCCTCCGGTCCACTGCCCTACCTTGGCGACCTGCACGACGTCGACCAGATCCTGCGAAAGCTGAACGAGAACGTCATCAATCGTTTTGCAGCGGTTGGCCGTGGCCAGATGTCTCAGCAGGAGGCCGCTGAAGCCGATCAGGCCGAGTGCATCCGGTTGGGCGAGGTCTTTGATGGTCAGGATCTCGGATACAACTCGATCGAGCACTGGAACGGCAACGGGCTGGCCAACTACATCCGCAATCGCATGGGCGAAACTGTGCAGCCTGCCGAGGACGATGAGCAGATCATCACGCAGGCTTTCGCCATGTTCGTTCACCAGATCTACGGCGCGATCAACGAGGCCGGCGCAAACCCGGACGAGGCAAAGCTGGCCGAGACCTTGGACGAAAACATCCGTTCGTTTACGTGGGTGCTGATCGGGATCGAGTCCAATGAGTAGTTCCTTCGAGGCCCAGATGGGCATGCTGTTCGGCGAGGTTCCGGCTGCCGAGGTTCTGGCCAAGTCGAATGTGCCCGGCTACACCCGCCGCGACGGCACCTATGTTCGCCCCCATCGCCGCGCTGGCGAGGCTGTGGCCACTGCGGCGGCGCATCCGCACCCACGGCCGGGCGAGAAAGGTGAAAAGGTCCTGATCAAGGATCCGCACCACGCCTCGACGCCAAGCACTTGGCATCACCCGGATGCGGTCGCGACCTTTGTGCCTGATGGCGATGTCCCGAAGTCCATCAACGGCATCGGCCTGCGCGAATGGACCGATCACCCGCAAACCAGCGAGGGCTGGGATTATGTGGATGGTCAGGCCGACGACCTGATCGAGCCGCCATTCCACCTGTCGCCCGGCAAGAAAGCTGCGTCCGGCGTGATCATCGAAGAACCAGACGGTCGCGTGTGGCTGATCCACCCGACCAACCAGTTCGGCGGATACGAGGCGTCGTTCCCCAAGGGCACCGCCGAACCTGACCTGTCGCTGCAGGCCAACGCCATCAAGGAAGCGTTCGAGGAGACCGGGCTCAAGGTCGAGATCACCGGGTTCCTCGGTGACTACTCCCGCACCACGTCGGTCGCGCGCATGTACACCGCCAAACGCGTAGGCGGGACGCCGGTGAATATGGGCTGGGAAACGCAGGCCGTCTCGCTGGTGCCGAAAGCGCACCTGTTCGAGCAACTGAACATGCAGTCCGACTACGGCATCGCCGAAGATATCGGCGCGACTGATGGCGGCAAGAAATAACTGCGCAGTCATTGCGGCATTGCTCAAATATGATTAAGATGGCCCTACGTTAACCAAACACGAAGGGCCATTATCATGTGGGTATGTATTTCAGATGCGTTTCTCTCGATCGTTCACAAAGACTGCGCGCCAGATGAGCTGCTGGTGCGCGCCCGCCGTCAAGGCGATATCAAAAAGCTGATCCCCTGCGCTACCGAGACAAAAACCGTCGGCAACGACTATCTGTATCGTGCCGTGGTCAAGCGCACCGTGGTCGCCGAAGCGCTGACCAAACTGGCGATGTCGACCATCGACTACGACAACTTCAAAAACACAGTCCGCGACAACAAGCTGCACTCGGCATTCAACCGCATCTGGCATGTGATGGCCGACCTGCAGGTCATTGCGCCTTACACGTATCCACGCCGCACCGGCGCTCAGCGGAGCATGCCCCTGTGAATGCAATTACCGGCACCATCCACGGTGAACTGATCGAGGACGTTTCCGAGTTCTTCGCGCCGATGGCGAGCGATCTGGTCGACAGCATGATGGGCGAGTATGGCGCAACCCGCGCCCGTCTCGAACATATGGCTGCCGCCGTTTCGTCCGAAGCGTGCCGGGGCGTCATGCACTACTTCATTGAGGGCAACGTCCGCGAGGAGCGCTACACGCTGCCGAAGACTGTCAGTGAACTGTTTGGTCTGGAAGGTGCTATTGCGCAGCTGAATGCCGACTTCTGGAATCGCGCCCTGCGCCTGACCGACGTCATCGACTACATGCCGCAGAAGCGTCGCGACGAATGGTTCCAGCAGATCAAAAACCCGCTGGGCAGAAAGGCGAGCAAGCACACCGGCGAAACTGAGCTTCCAGCACTTCCCGAGTTCGAAGAAAACACCGTCCGCTCAACCATCGCTGGCCTGCTGAACAGCCGGTCCCAGTTCTTCGGTGAGCGCGTCGACGGGATTTTCCGCAGCCTGAGCAAGGACCATGTCACCAACATTCCTCAAGGTTTCAGCAAGCGCATGATCTTGCTGCGCGCTATCACCCATTACGACACCGTCGACAGCTCGACAGCGGGCGTGATCAATGATTTACGTTGTGTGATCGCGAAGTTCATGGGGCGCGATGAGCCTAAGTATGATGCGACCGACGCGTTGATCAAGGCTGTTCGAAAGAACAATGGCCAGTGGATGGGCGTCGATGGCAACGCGTTGCGCATCCGCATCTATAACGGCGTCGGCACTGCGCACCTCGAAGTTCACCCGGAAATGGCATGGCGCCTGAACGCCGTGCTTGCGAGCATGCACCCGGCTGCAATTCCTGCGGAGTTTCGGACAAAGCCGAAGCGCGCCAAAAAGGTCAAAGACTTTGAGTTGTTCGAAAAACCGCTGCCGTTCGCAGTAATCAGCCTGCTGGCCGGCCTAAAAACGGTTTCTGTTCGGGTTGAGCCGGATTGGCCTGAGCGTTATCGCGAGATACCGAATGCGGTCCAGTTCGGCTATGGCGAAAAGAACAAGGCGGCCATGGCCGAGGCAGAGAAAGTGTTGATGGCGATCGGCGGCGTGAAAGAGAAAAATCACTGGCAATTCGACTATCACCCGCGCGAAGTGCTGGATCAGATCGTCTGCTCGGGCTGCATCCCTGACCACAAGTCGCACCAGTTTTACCCGACGCCGGAAACTGTTGGCGCCCGCGCCGTGGCACTGGCCAAGATCGAGCCGGGTCATACCTGCCTTGAGCCGGAAGCCGGCATCGGTGGTCTGGCGGATCTGATGCCGCAGGGCGCAACCGTGGTGGTGGAAATCAGCGAGTTGCATTGCAAGGTGCTGGAAGCCAAGGGCTATGGCGACACGCTGGTCTGCGCTGACTTCCTCAAGTGGGCACCAACCCAAGACGGCATCAAGTTCGACCGCATCGTCATGAACCCGCCATTCAGCGAAGGCCGCTGGTCTGCGCACGTCGAAGCGGCATCCACCCTGCTCGCCGACGACGGAATCATGACCGCGATCCTACCGGCCAGCGCCAAGGGCAAGTATGAGCTGCCGGGCTTCGATCTGGAGTGGGATAGCGTCTACAGCAACGAGTTCGCCGGGACCTCGGTATCGGTGGTGATCATGATCGCAACGAAAACACCTTGATCAAATAAGATCAACGCGCATACAATCATTCGACAATCAAAGGCGCCGGGATTGCCCGGCATGGGGAAGGGTATGTCTACAAAAGCATCAAAACCGGTTCTCGTTGTAAAGGCAAAAATCTCGGTGAAGCACGCCAGCGGATCGTCGTCCGCTGAGTGCTCGACAGCTGTCGGCCTCGCTGATGAAGCGTTGCACTGCCTGATTCAGGAACTCGGCACAGCTGGCGCTTGGGAATTCATCAACAAGAAAATGGGAAACTATCGCGCTGACTACGCAGGCATCGCGGGGACCGTCCAATGAATGGCGAAGCAAAAACGCTGGATCTGCGCGAGCTTGGCATGGTCACCACGCTTGCCAGCGGCGTATACAAAGGCTACTGGGATAACGCTGCTCAGGTGGGCGGCGTACCTGAAGGCATCCATCAGGTGGTGATTAGCGGCGAGGACGTTATCGCACACTGCCCTGACAACTCCCCTCGCAGCTCTATCTTGGCCGACTACTTTGCCACCATGACGCCGGAGGTTGTCATGCAGCTGATCCGGATCGCCGAAACGAACATGCGCCTGAGCGAAAACCTGCGCATATCTCAAGGCCTTGCAGCTGCAAATGTAACCTCGGTCAAAATCAACCCGGGCGACGTGCTGATCATCCGCATCGCTGAAAGTGAAGGGCCGACGACACACGACCACTTCGAGGAGCTGGCGCGCAATCTCAGCCAGCATTTCCCGCAGGGTACTCCGGTGCTGCTGACCAACGATATCGACATCAGCGCGCTGGATGAAGATGCGATGCGTCAGGCTGGGTGGGTGAAAGCTGGGAACCGTGACGATGAGTTGCGCAAGAAAATACTCGAATGGTGGGATGAACACCAGTACGACACCATGTCCTACGGCGATGGTGATGAGCGCAACGTGTACGATAACGAGCCGGATTTTGTGATCTTGGCACGCGAAACCACGCCAAATACACAACCTGCTTTAGATCCTCGAACGCCAGATCAAATGATTGCAGACGGCTGGAAGCCTGTTTAACCCTGATCCTCAATCAGGTATAGCCAAAGTAAAATCAAACACTTATCAACAATTCAGCAATTCAGGGCGCAGATAGGGCGCCCAGACAATTAGGAGCACCACATGTCAGAGCAGGAACAGAACCAAGAGCAGATCGCAAAACCGGGCGTGCAAATGATCTCGGTAACGCATGAAGCGTCGATGGCGATCGGCGATGATGGCCGTGCGGTGATCGTGAAGCGTCTGGCCGACGGTGGCTATCACTTCGAGTGGATCAAGCCTGACCCCGGCAATGGCGCCGCCAATATCGGAACGCGCATTTCACTGAGCCAAGAAGCGCTGGAGGCCACGCTCGAATGCCTGTTCGGTATCGACAATGCCATTCAGAAGCGAAATGCCGAGGTCCAGCTCGCCAGCGCTGTGCAGTCCAAAGCTGACGACGCACCAGAACAGGAAGTCCAAGTATGAACATAATTCTCAAGGGTCACACCCTCAACCAGCGCCAGCTGGATGCCATTACACCGGTCATGAACATGCTCTTGCAGGGCAAGGTTAAGCAGAAAGCATTCGATGCGAAGTGCGTTGAAGCGCTTGAAGCGGCAGGCTGCCCTCCGGGCTACGACACCACGATGCCCGGCGCCGATAAGTCGATCACCGAGCGCGCGCAGGCGTGGATCGTGAATGGTCGCGTCGGTATGTCGTCGCGGTCGATTTATTGCCACATGATGGGCGTCGAGAATAAGCGAGGCTGGGATTATCCGTCAGACCCGGACGACTTGAATCGCTGCCTGTTGCTGCTCGACCTGATCCCCGAGTGGCAGCCACGAATGCATGAAATGGCAGCCCACGGCAAAGAGTGGAAGGGGCTTTCTGAAAATTGGGACAAGATCGCATTCACATTCATCGACGAGGTCGGCCTGAACTGGTCGCATGGTGACAAAGCCGGGCGCACTTACGCCATGATGAAAGAGGCTATGGGTGAGTGATGAATAATTCGTATGTTTTGACCCCCGGGCTCACGCTGGAAATCGCGCGTTGGCTTGCTACAGGGAAAGGTGTCGGCATTTCAGCTCGTACCATTGCCGCTGTCGCTCTTGGGCTTGATGACGGCGACTGGGATTGCCCGCACGACGATAGCGATTTTGGCCGATGCTATGCGCTGTTGGCAAAAATTCCGGAGCTTCGCGGGGCATTGAACATGGTGGCGCGGAAGTGTCCGCAGTTCGCCCCGTTAGTTATTGTCTGGGATGAGCTATCCAAACTTTACGAACAGGACCGGCTTGATAGTGGGCGTCGTTGCTACGACAAAATCAAGCAGTTTTCGGACTCCTGTCGTATCGCTGGTGGCTGGACAAAAATAGGCTGTGGAAACTGGGTGAAACTGGGGGGTGCCGAATGACTCTGAGCACCGAGGAGCACCACATCCTGCGCCTCAGTGCGCAGAAAGGGCGCCTCTACTACTTCCAAGGAAACTTTTTCCATCCGATGGATCTGGTCGGCGACTCGATCGGCAAGGTCAAGCGCGGGATTCGAGAATTCATGCGCGACAACCAGCAGCTGGTGGACGCCGATCGGTCGAGTCCTGACTATCGGACACTGGTTCAACTTGGCGAGGCTACATCATGAAACGCCGAATCGTCTGGAGCTGCCGGCCAATGCCATACGGCTTCCATATACTGGCCACGGCGCCGGTGTCCGGTAAGCCGCTGGATATCAACGTCGCGCTCGATGGGCAGCTTTGGAAGGAAGCCAAGAGCCCAGTTGCTCTCATGGCTGATCTGACAAAGCAAGTAGAGAAGACGTTCGACGCCATCGACAGCTACATCCCTTCCGGCACTACCCGCCACTAAACCATCTGGGCCGGGATGGCGTCGTCGTGACGCCATCCTTTCCCGATGACTAGAAAACCATCGATCAAACTCCCTACGCCACATCGCGTACAGCAGAAGATTCTCGACAAAGCCAGCCGCTTCAACGCGGTCGCCATGGGCGAACAGGGCGGGAAAACTACCCTCGGCATCGAGGTGCTTTTGCTTGGCCCGCGCGGCGCTATCAAAGGCAAAGCCCCGGTAGGATGGTTCTCTGCTACCGAATCCAAAATGCTCGAAGTCGTTGGCATGGTGGTGGCGGCGATCGCGCCGCTGATCAAGCGCCGCATCAGCAACAAGCGGATCGACCTCACCACCGGCGGCTCGATGTTCTTCTACAGCATGGACGACCTTCCCGAGGTGTATGAGCAGTTCGGTCTGGTCGTTGTCGATGATGTCTGCCGGGTAAATGGATTCCTGTCCACCTATGAGCCGGTGCTCACTCAGGCCCTCGAAGCCCACAATGGCGACGCGTGGTTCCTTTCTGGCGCCTACGGTAAGCGCAACGACTTCCACAAGCTGCTGCAGGCCGGCAAGCAGGATCCTGACTGGTCGTGCTGGCAGTTCGATTCGTTCTGCAACCCATTCCTGAGCGCCGCCACCAAAGAGGAAGCCGACAAGGTCAGTGAACCAGAGTACCTGCAGCGCTTCGGCGCCGAGTTTCTGGATGTCGCGATCGAGCTGACCAACGCGCAGCGCGTCATCGGGCCGGATGAAACATTCCGCCAGTGGGTTGAGCGACTGGCAGCGGACGGCCTCAAGGTCGACGGGCGCGCATTCAAGCTGTCCGACCGCCCTGCCATGGCATGGATCTACGATCAGGTCCCCAGCACCGCAGACGAGGCCTTCCGCTACGTGCTGGTGCTGATGAAGTGCGCACAGGTGGGATTTACCGTCATGGAAATGCTGGCGGTGATCTATCTGGGGATCAAGTTCCAGCCGGCGACCGTGGGCATGTTCCTGCCCGATATGAACTTGGCCGGCCTCAAGTCTGCCGAACGCTTCATGCCGATCGTGCGCACCATCCCGGACGTTCACAACCTGATGACCATGGATGACCCTAACGGCGGCGGCAGGAAGTCTGGCGAAGGCAACGTGCGGACGCGGCGGATCTCCGAAGCGATGTTTGTCTTCAGCTGGACTTCCGGTCGATCGACCACGGAGTCGATCCCGATGGACATCCTGTCGTTTGACGAAGTGCAGGAAATGACCCTCGAGCAGCTGGAGAAAACGCGCGAGCGTCTGTCTGCAAGCCCGATCCGTTTTACGCTGATGGGCAGTACCGCGAACTGGCCGGACGTTGATATTCATCACTGGTACAAAAAGGGCAGCAAGCACCGATTCCATACCGAGTGCCCGCACTGCCTTGAGGCAAAGCCTCTGGACGACTACTTTCCGGAGTGCATCAAATACGACAAGATCACCAACCGGCATCGCTACGTCTGCTTCAGCTGCCAAGGCTGGATCGACGACACCCAGCGCGGCGAGTGGGTTGCAGAAGAACCCGAACTTGATCCGCCGATCGATCATTCGATGCCAAAGCGCGACTGGCCATTGCGCATTCGCTCAATTCACTTCCCGCAGTTCCTGTCGCCGACCATCTCGGCCGGCGAGATCATCGACGCGTACAACACCGCTACGGACATGAAGAACTTTTTCAACCGTAAGCTGGGCAAGCCGTACCTTGACCCGAGTCAGGTTCCGGTCACGCTCGAGCACATGGCGAACTGCGCCAAGGTCGGTATGGCCGCCGGTATCGTCTGGAAGTCGCGTGCGAAGGGTGCCTACATGGGCATCGACCAGATGGGTAACTTCAACGTTCATGTGATCAAGGAGCGGCTGCCAGACGGGCGTCAGGCCGTGATTCACGTTGAGGAAACCTACAGCGCGGATCCGTTCGCGCGATCAGCTGAGCTGATGGACCTTTACGGCATCGCCATCTGCGTGGTCGAGATCAACCCGAACTACAATGACGCGAAAAAGTTCGCCAACCAGTTCCCCGGCCGGGTATTCATCTGCAACAGCTTCGGCAGCATGATGGAAGGCATGATTCAGTGGGGCGACACGCCGAAACTCGATCGTAGCGATCGGCGCACCGATGAGGACGCTCAGGATCGCTACACACTGAAAATGGACCAGTACAAGTGCATGCAGGTCAGCATGTCGCGCTTCACCACGCCAGAGCCATCCTGCATCTTCCCCGACCCGCAGGGGTTGGTACAGGAAGTCATCGACAAGGGCCAGAAACAGATGGTGGCCGTCCTCCCGCGCGTGTTCCACCACTTCACCAAGACCGCACTTGTGGCGGAAAAGGACGAGGAAACGAACCAGTACCGGCGATCGGTTAAAAAGGTCGGCATCGACCCCCACTTCAGCTACGCCAACATGCTGTGCGATGTGGCATGGTCGCGATCGCACGGCACCACCACGTTCATCCTGCCCGATATAGACAGCACCCAGCGCGGCATGCTGGAGCCGGGCAACATTCAGGTGCCGGGCACGATCGCTGCGGCAATGCATGAACAGCAGATGGCGCTGGAGGACACCTGTGGGCGTTGCACGCACTTCAACGAGGAAACCCGCATGTGCGTGGAGAACATGGTGCTGACCCGCGCCACAAGTCCGAGCTGCTACGCCTACATCGCCAAGCAGTCGTGAAACCAGACTGGTCACTTCGATAGATGAGGTGACCGATGAAAATGAAGCTGCTGGACTACCCGCGCGCACTGGTGCAGGCGATCGGCCTGATCACCCTGCGCGTGGTGCTGATTGTGGCGGGGTTTGCGGTTGTACCGATCGCGCTGCCATTCCGCAAGGTTGACGCGAGCACCACCAAGCCATTCACTGAAAACGCAGGAAACTGGACGCTGGTCACGCTGCCCCGCTGGGCGTGGCTATGGTCCAACGACCGTGATGGAGCCATGGGCGATGAGCGCGGCTGGTGGCATGTCAACGGGCCGTTCGGCCTTCCGTCCGATCACTGGTTTTCTATGCTGGTCTGGCTGGCCCTCCGCAACCCTGCAAATAACGCGCGCTTCACCAAATTCATGGGCTGCCCGGTACTCGACTGCGTGTATGACTACTGGGGCGACAAGGTGGTCAAGGACAAGGTAGGGAATGCGGGACGGCGTTTTCTGGTCGCCACGCACAAGGTAACTGACCGACGCTACTACGGTTTCTACTGGGTTAAGATCTGGAACCCGCAGCGCGCACTGGTCGTGCAGATCGGGTTCAAGGGCGAGCCATCGGACTGGCAAGAGGATTATTCTGGCGATGAGAGCCGGCAATGGAAGGGGCTGACCTGCGAGATCAACCCATGGAAGAATATCGCCTGACGGCTACTGCCCGCCAGTCAGCAGGAACTGGCTCATGTAGTCGCTCCACGTCGTGAAGCCCGGCAGTTTTTTGAAGTCGTCAACGCTCAGCAGGATGTAAATGTCCTTGCCGGTGTTCTGGTCGACGCCGGAATATTCAACGCTGCCGTCGCGATTCACCAGCCAGCACCCGAGGTTGATACGCTGGGTGCTGGCTGGATACCCGGCTACCGCCGATAACATCCGCGCAGAATGCTGGCCGAACTTGCAATCGATCGAGTCGACAGGGCCGTCACTGAGCTGCAGGGTCAGCACGGTTGTTTTGTAGGTGACCACGCGCTCGGCGATGGCCTGCTCAGCGTTTGCCGAACCAACCATGGCCAGCACCAGCCCTATCGCCGCGATTACCTGCTTCATACAGCCTCCGATCGATCAGAATGGGGTATCCAGAAAATCCCGAAGTTCTTCTTTGAATGCCGCCACGTCAAGTCCTTGCCATGAGTCTATGCGCTTTATGACTTTTTGGGTAACCACCGTTCGGTGCTCATGCTTTCCGCAGTGTTTGCACTTGCGCGCGTTGCGGTTGATCATCACCCAATCATGAGCGCCATCAGGCCAGACGATGCAACGTCCGCGTGCCAGATATTCGCTCCAAAACCAGTCGGTGACATCAAGCCAGTTGGCCGTGTTGAAAGCACCACCGTAGGAGTAATCGCAGTGCCCTTTGCCTGCCCTGCATACCTCGCGCAACGGTTGACCGAGGAAGTGCCCGTCGTGCATCTGACCGATATAAAGCAGGCGCAGGTGCAAATTTTCGCCAGACTTCACGCCGTCCAGCGTTGGTGAGAATGGGCACCCGTAAATGCTGTCCCACGCTGAAACATAGATCCGCTCACGGCCTTTCTTGGCAGCGCGCAGGTACAGACGCCAGCTGAACTTGTCCGATTTGCTTCGCTCTGCCGGCTTGATCTGATTGGCGAAAGCAATGCGTTCCTTTGTGTCCATGATTATCCCCAGCCGGGCAGAGCCCGGCGGTCAAAGGTGGCTCAGGCAGATGTCAACTCTGGCTTGACATCTGCTTCGGCTTCATCAGCTGGAGGCTCATAGCCCAGAAGGTCGCACAGCGAGGTCACAACGTTGCCGAACAGCATCGACTGCACCGATGCTTCCTGCTGCCAGATGTACAGGCCGTCGTCTTCAGGATTGTGTTCGATGTCGTCAAGGTAGCCGACCTGCTTGAACGTGAAGTCCTGATTCAGCTTGAACTCGACGCCGCCGTAACCGAGGCTCAGCGCGCTCACTTCGAAGCCGGATTCGATGCGCTCGAGGATGCCGATCTTTGCCGCATCCAGCGCATCCAGCTTGTAAGTGACCTTCTGGCTGCCGCGCGCCAGATCAACCTGCTCGCCGACAAGGAACTCATTGACCGCGAAGGCACCGTGGTCGTCGTTGAGGTGGTTCTTCAGGCGGGTCGTCAGGCCGTTTTTGATGTCGCTGATGTGGATGGTGGTGGTCTTCACGCTGCCAACCACTTGAATCAGTGTGCCGATAACGTGGCTGGCCAGAAGCTTGCTGGTCACCGGAACGATCAGATAGTTTTTGTCTTCGCGGTAATAGACGGTGATGATCGCGGTCTTCACCAATGCAGTCTTGGCGAGCTGCACCAGCGTGTCGTCATGGATGGCCAGTCGCTCCACTTTGCTCAGGCGGGCGCCGGTCTGGGACTGGATTTTTGCAATGCGTTCTTCGGCGCGTGCGCGGACGATCGCTTTCGGCAGGATCTTTTCGTCGAGGCGCATGCAGAAGGCGTAGCCACCGACAAACTCGGTCACCAGCTCATTGCTGATCTTGTGCGGAACAAAGCTGATGCGGGCCAGCTCGGTTTCGCCGATCGGTGCATACGGGCGTTCGGCAAGGTGCATGCCGAGGTGATGAGCTTGTGGCAGGGTGGCGGCATAAACGATGGCTTTTTTGATGAGGGTAGACATGGGTTTACTCTTTTGTCGTCGAGGTGGTTGCCCGGCCGAAGCCGGGCAGTTGGTTACGCGGTTACTGGAACAGGTTGCGGCGGCATAGCCCGGGCGTAGTGCCGGATCAGCAGCGCGGTGATCAGGATCCCGCCACCGATGGCCACGGCCACGATCAGCAGGACCATTGCGACCTTCTGCTGGTCTTTATCACCCTTGAAGAGATCTCCTACCTTGCTGAAGGCATCGGGAACGTTGCTGGCGGCGCTGTAAACGTTGTGCGCCATGGCGAAGGTGTTCCACGCGGCCACGCCAATATTGGCAATGTTGCGCTCACGCCATGCGGTGATCAGCGAGTGGATGGTGATGATCAGGCCTGATCCCAGCGCGGGCACGATGATCAGCAGGTACCAGAGACTGATTGTCGACTCGAGGTATTGCTGCGGAAGGTGTCCGGTGGCAAATGCGGTAAAGCCAAACACCAGAATCAGCACCGAGCTGAAACCAACCACGGACTGGATCGCCGCGCACCAGACGAGAAGGCGCATGAAGCCGCCGGACTTTTTAGCCTCGTACCAGATCGACCCTGCAGTTCGACAGTTGTACCAACTGATGAACAGGTTGAGCGCCAGCACGCCGATGATGAAAAGTAGTTCCATGATGTTTCCCGAGAAAGAGCCGCGCACCGGGGCGGCAAACCGTTGAGGCTCAATGGTAGTTCATCATATTTGATTAATGCAATAGCGCTCATAAAGATTACAGGCAAAAAAAAGCCCCGACTCAGCGTCGGGGCTTGATGTGATGTCCGGTGCTGAGATCCCGGTTCATGGCGAGAATTGAACTCGCGACGCGCCTTTTGTGAGGTCGCTCTACCAACTGAGCTACATGATCACGATCTGGTCACCCGGTCTAGAAATCCGGTTACCCGTCCCGCTTAGCGTATCAGCCTACGCATTCATCAACATCGGAGTGTGAACTGTCCGGGGCTCAACCGGCATTTCGCGGAAGGGACAACCCTAAAGGCTGCCTGTCGGCACGACCGCTGCTCGAGACTTAGCTTCAGTTCACACTCCGATGCAGCCTAGTGCTACGTCTAGGTCGTATCGGTACAGCTTATTCAAACTGGCGTGCGCCTTGACCGGGCTTACAGTTCCGATCGCGCCCCTGTTATGCCTGCATCGGGGCAGCTAACATGCCAGCATTCCGAGCTGTCGCGGTTGATACAGATGGCCGGCGCTGATCCCCGGCACTTCGCGTTCCTTTGGCCCTCGGGTCTTTTCCAGCATCCTGCTGCCTATACCGTCATGTTCGCCTTACTAGGGTTACTTGCAATCGAGCTGCCATCCGCTTAGCGGCGCACCAGCCTGCGCATTCATCTGCATCCCTGACAGTCATGCTCGGTGGCCACGGCTTGATCCAAGAGGGCTCATGGCTGTCAGGTGATAAAGACGATCATCTGCATCGGACAAGCATCAAGTTCGCGGCGTCCCGCTAGCTGCGTTAATCGTGGAGGATTCGAACCCCGGCATCTGTCAGGTGGGATCTTGAAACCCCCATGGGCCAAGCGTAATCCCCTTCCAGTTGTACAGCCATTCCACGCAGGCTTGATGCTTGTCCGATGCAGCCTCGCCAAGGAGGCTTGATTCTGATTGGCGAAGTTGTCGGTCTGGTCTCTCCCAGATGTCACGGATGTTTGTTTTGCCGATATCTCCGCTATGCTGGCCAGCTTTGCGGACTTTACCTTCCCCGGCTCCTCGTTACCGTCTCGTCTCCGTTTGGCAGGTCGTCAGGGATTCGAACCCCATCCACACGGCTTTGGAGGCCGGCATGCATGCCATCACAACCACGACCTAAAATCAGTGAAGCCACATTAGGGCGGACTCTCCCGAGTACACAGAGAACATCGGGGAAGGATGCGGGAAAGCCCGCTCTAATGTGAGCCTCTTGCCAGACTGTGCATCATGCCCGGCGAGTTGGAATCTACTTGCTTGCTCAAATCAGAGCAAGATGTTTTTGCAGTTTATTTTTGGGTGTTTGGCTGGAATCTTTTCCGATACTGCCTTTTTTTGTCGGTGTCGCAGGCCTTGCACCAGCTGTGATAAGCATTGCGCGATGGAAGCCAGCAGAAAAAATCAGGATCCAGCGGCCACCACTCACTGCATTTTGTGCAAAGTTTTTCTTGACCGTCCTCGGTGTTCGCCACCGACACCTCATGCCAGTGCGTGGCGAGAAGTTGCTTGGCACGTTTTTTTGCTGCAAAACTCATTTCGCCACTCGATGTCTTTAGTGATTGCAGGATCATAGCTCAAATATGATTATCGGCAAAGATAGCAGCGATAAACCGTCGTGACGGCATGCTGTGGCCATGACCGACAATGCCATCCAAACCGCGCACAACCCGTCTGCTCCGAAAGATGAGCAGCAGGACGCCATGCGCGAAGCACAAAAGAACGCGATCCCGAGCAGCGTCGAAGACATGATGCCGCTGATCAAATTCATGTCCCAGCAATATGAGGATCAGGAGTTCGCGAAGGCTCTGACAAAGCCCAACGTGATCCCGTATCCGAGCATGGCGGCCGCCAAGGGCGAATCCGGCATGCAGTCCGTATATCTGGACGAGCGCCGGGTTGAAATGCTTGGCGAATATTACGAGCGCCCGGGCGCCTTCGGCTTCGACATGATGCGAGCAATGGTCGACCAGACGCCGATCCTGTCAGCGGTGATCATGACCCGCGAGCGGCAGATCCGTCGGTTCTGTCGTGTGCAGGAAACCGGGAAAGGCCCCGGCTTCGCGATTCGGCACAAGGATCAGAGCATCAAGATGGGCAAGACCGAGCAGAGCACCATCACTCTGCTCGAAAGCTTTTTCACGAACTGCGGCTGGGAGTCGAAGCCGCGCCAGCGCATGCGCCTGCGCCGCGACAACTTTTCCGGGTTCATGTCGAAGCTGGTGCGGGACACGCTGACCATGGACAGCGCCGCGATCGAGACTGAGTGGAAGCGTGACAAGGCCAAAGGCCTCGATGGCATGTACGCGGTCGACGGCGCCACCATCCGCCTCTGCACCGAATCAGGCTACCGTGGCGATGATGAGCTGTTCGCGCTGCAGGTGGTTCAGGGCAACATTCGCGCGGCTTACACCTATGACGATTTGATCTACGTCCCGCGCAACCCGCGCACCGACGTGATGGTCGGCGGTTACGGCATGTCCGAGGTCGAGCTGCTGATCAAAGTGGTCACCGGCTTCCTCAACGCCATGACCTACAACCTCAAGTTCTTCGATTCGAACACCATCCCGAAAGGGATTTTGCACATGGCCGGCGACTACAGCGCCGAGGACCTGAACAGCTTCAAGCGCTACTGGAACGCCATGACCAAGGGCGTGGCCAACGCGTGGACCATGCCGGTGATGATCGCCAAGAATGGCGAGTCGAAAGCGTCGTTTGAGAAATTCGATGTCGATGTCGACGAACTGATGTTCGGCAAGTGGATGACCTTCCTCACGTCGATCATCTGCGCGATCTACGGCATGGCTCCGGATGAAATCAACTTTGAGAGCTTCACCACGGGCACCAGCTCGCTGAGCGGTAGCGACACCGAGGAAAAGTTGATCAACTCCAAGGACAAGGGGTTGCGGCCGCTGCTGTCCTACTTCGAGGACCTGTTTTCCGATTACGTCGTGTCTGAGTTCAACGAGAACTATGTGTTCCGCTGGACCGGTCTGGACGAGATGGATTCCAAACAGGCTTGGACTGAGGAAAACGCGATCAGCACTTGGGGTGAAGCCCGCAAGGCTCGCGGTCAGGATGAGATCGCAGACGACGTGCTCAACAACGCGCCGCTCAACCCGAACCTCATGGGCATCTATATGCAGACCGTGATGGGCGGCGGTGATGATGATTCCCAGCCAGCCGGCGGTGCGCCAGCCAAGCCAAAAAAGGCACCGAAAAGCGATAGCGAGCTGCAAAAGGCCTTTGGCCTGCCGCAGTTCAGGGTGGATCCGTAACAGAGGATCGTCGTGACGCAATGATCAACGCATTGAGCCCAAGCATCCCCTAAGTCTGAGGGGGCCGGGAGGGGTTAAGCTCCCGGGTACTATTCACCTTGCATCGCTCAAGGTTTTGAGTCGGCAACGACCCATGCAGACAAAGCGGAGAAGCGCAACCCCCCTGTAGACTTGGTTATCCCTCCTCGCCAAGTCTATAAGTCGCCAAGGGCGGGAGTCCGATGCTGTCGGTCGGTGGATGTCCAGACGCTCCGCTGGCGCCACCGACTGGGGCGACCCTTCACTCTCCAAAGGATGCGCTTGTGGCTTTTCTCCTCGACCTCACACCTATCAGCCGGCAGACAACCAACGCCGCGCTCGAATTCATTTACAAGGCAGTCCACGATGGTGAAGACGGCATCTGGAGTCCGCATGAGTCCGTGCTGATCCGCAGACTTGTCGAGCTGTTCTCCGAACGCGGCCTCGATCGTCTTGAACACGTCAAGCAGCAGATCATCGCATGGGAAAATGGCGACCACTTCAAACCCGGCGCGCCTCAGCCTGTTGCCGTCCCGGGCATGATGGGGCGCTGGTCTGACGCCGAGCTGAAACTGGTCCGCGTCTACCTCGAATCGCTCCCGCCGAGCAGCTGGTCGCTGGATGACCACATGATGGCCGTCGATTACGTGGTTCAGCGCTACCTTCCTGCCGATGAGTTGCGCACCGAAGCGGAGTGGATGGCCACCCGCGCAAACCTCATGGGCAAGGTGCAAGCCAATCTCGATCAGCCGGCCACGGTCACGCAGGCGGACAAGGTTCTGGCCGCGCTGCCATCGACCATGGCTGCCGCAGTTCAACAGTTCAACATCAATCAGCAGCAGCTGAAAACCATGGCGTTCGGTAATGCCCGGGCCGCCGAGAACGTGCGCGCGCTGGCCGACGATGTCAGGCACCGGATGCGCAACGCGGTGATGCAGCACCTTGAGGAGGAGTTTACCGGCGGCACCAGCGAATCGCTGCAGACCAAACTGTTCGACCAGTTCGCCACGTTGAACCGTGACTGGCGCCGGATTGCCGTCACTGAGGCGGGCGAGACCATGAATCAGGGTTTCATCGCCAACCTTGCTCCCGGCACAAAGGTTCAGCGCATCGAGCAGTACGCCAGTGCGTGCGCGTTCTGCCGCAAGATCCACAAGCGTATTGCCACAGTGGTATCCCCGGACAAGCCAGACAAGGATGGCGAAACAGAGATCTGGGTCGGCAAAAACAACATTGGCCGATCGGCATCCCCGCGCAAGCGTGTGGGTGACACGTTGGTCAATCGCACGCCAGATGAAATGTACTGGTTACCCGCCGGGCTTGCGCATCCGCACTGTCGCGGGCGCTGGGTGCTGGTGATTCAGGACCTGCCCGGTGATGATCCGGAGTTCGGCGACTGGTTGCGTAAGACGCTCGGCGGCGAATAGCTGCTATATTTGAGCAATCACCCAACGAGTACCTGCCATGAAAACGCTATTTGCCCTCATGATCGCTTTGCTGCCACTGGCCGCGATCGCTGATTCAAGCACCTGCTACAGCATCACCGATGCGGATGCGCGCCTGTATTGTCTGGCCAAGTCAAGAAGCGAGCCGAGCACCTGCTACTCGATCGTCAAGCCGGATCTGCGCGCCATGTGCCTTGCGGAAGCCAGCAAATAGACGGTACGATGACCGCCGGCCCTGATGGAGGTCGCAGCCACACGGCAACCATCACTGACTAAGCCGCCTACAGGCGGTTTTTTCATGCCTGCGATTCGCCACGCAAACTGTCGTGACGACACCATTGAGGCATGACAGAAGCCCAGCATCAAAGTGCCAATCCAGAATATCTAAGCATCGGAACGATGCTGAAGGCTCGCCCCTCCGAGGAGAAAGGCGAGCGCTTCATCTATCTGGAAGCCAGCCGCGAAGGCGCCGACCAGCAGAACGATATCGTCCTCGCGAAAGCGCTGGAGGATTCTGCGCCCCATTTCCTCAAGTTCGGAAACATCGATATCGACCACAAGTCGATGCCGTCGATCGCTGCCCAGTACGGCATCACCGAGCCTGAAGCGTGGGAGGTCGGCGTTCCCGAGGAGGTTCGCGTTGACGGCCCTTCGGTATTCGTCAAGGCTCGCCTGTTCAAGGGTGATACACCGCTCGCGGCCAAGGCCAACATGGTCTGGGAAAGCATGACTCAGCTGAGTCCAGCCGCTCGCTGGTATGCATCCGTGGGTGGCGCAACTTTGGCTCGCCGCGATGGCGTTGATCACCTGACCAAATCAAAAGTCAGCTATGTGACCAAGGTTCGCTGGAGCAACTTGGCTATCAGCCGCCAGCCAGTCAACCAGCACGTTTCTGCTGCCAGCACCATTCCCTTTGGGATCCTCGCCAAGTGCTGGACGCCGGCTGGCTTCGACATGGCGAAAGCTTTGGAAGCCAGCTACGCCACCGACGTCTCCCAGCTTTCGGGTGGCGGCGCACTCGGCATGCAGTCGATCGATGCCGGACCTTCCTATTTTCAGTTCCGCGATCAGCTTTCTGAGTCGCTACTGGAAGGTCGTGACCACATCATTCAATCCGCACAAGGCTTGGCAGATTACGCCATGCACAAATTCGGTCTGTCTCGCGTTGAGGCAGTTGAATGGGTAACCCGTTTCATGCGCGACATCAAAAACTCACTGACAAAACGAGGCTCGGAATGAGCGAAAAATTTCAAGCACTGCTCGCCGAGCTGGATCAGGCGGGCGCTGACACTCAAGAGCAACTGGCTAAATCGCTGCCTGCTGCTGTTGAGCCACAAACCCCTGCTGCGGCAACTCCTACTGCTGCCCCCGCGCCAGCTGCTGACCCGGTAAACCCGGAAGATGCCAACGGCGGCGTTCTGGCCAAGGCCCTCGGCGAAGTAAATGCTCTGGCGCAAGGCGCTCAAGCGGCTACCGGCGACGATCCTGTTGTTATCGATGGCGAAGAAATCTTCAAGTCGCTGGAAGCCCTTGGCGGCCGCCAGACCGGTGTTGAAGAAGTGCTGACCAAATCCGTGACCTCTCTTCTGGGTCTGGTCAAAGGTCAGAACGCGCTGATCAAGTCCCTGTCCGACCGCCTCGATGTCCTCGGTGGCACCGGCGCCGGTCGCCGCACCGTGATTCAGGTTCAAGAGCGCCCGGACGTCGGCGGTGTGCTGGCCAAGGCTCAGCCTGAAGGCATGAGCGCACCGGAAATTCTGGCAAAAGCTAACACCGCGTTCGATGCCAAGAAAATCACCGGTCTTGAACTCACCGCGCTGGACGTGAGTCTGCGCAACGGTCAGGTGCCATCGACCGAAACCCTGAACAAAATTCTTTCCTAACCCGCCGGGTAAGGCAAGCACGACAGCAACAACCATCACTTTGAGGTTTATCGATGGACATCAACCAACTCGCTGCACAATTCGGCGCTGCCGCTCCCGGCGGGGCTCCCATTCTGGGCGGTTCTCAGGGCGGCGCACCGGCGCAGGACCTGATCAAGGCTCTGGAAGCCAGTAATTACCAGACCGACGTTTCCACCCTCACCGGTGGTGGTGCTCTGGGCGTTCAATCGCTGGATACGGCGATGAAGACCACCGTGCAGGAGAACGAACACTTCACCCTGTTCAACCGCCTGCAATCCACCAGCGCGACCAACATCGTTGACGAATACGTTCGTCAGAACAGTGTCGGTGGCTTCCTCGGTGGCTCGACCAACTCCCAAATGGGCGTGGTTCGCTCGGCTCAGGGCGAGTACACCCGCGAAGTCGGTCTGGTCAAGTTCCTGATGACCCTGCGTCAAGTCGGCTACGTGCTGAACATCGGTAAGAACATCACCGATGCCACCGCAGTCGAAGAACGCAACGGCGCCATGCAGCTGCTGACCGACGCCGAGTACCTGCTGTTCCACGGCAACGCCGATGCGTGCCCGACCCAGTTTGACGGTATCTTTGCCCAGCTGGACAAAGAAATTGCCGCCGGCCAGATGTCTGGCGACAACGTGATCGACCTGCAGGGCAAGAAGCTCGACAGCGTCGAAGCGTTCTCCAAGATCAACGTTGCGGTCAGCCGTTACGGTTCGTGGGGTCGCAGCACCGACGTTTACATGCCGAACAGCGTGCAAAACGACCTGAACACCGGTTTGGACCCAGCGTATCGCTGGACCCCGGGCGGCGGTAACACTCCGGTTCTTGGTGGCCACGTTGAAGGCATCCGCCTGACCAACGGCGTACTGAAGACCAACATGGACACCTTCATCCACGATGAAGAAAACCCGATGGTCTACCCGTTCGAGGTGTACAACGCCGCGATCGCTACCGCCAACGCTGCGTTCAAGCCAGCCGGCGTGACCGTCGATGCCTCGGCTAACGCCACCGACTCGCAGTTCACTTCGGCCCGCGCCGGTAACTACTACTGGGCTGTTGCCGCTGTTGGCGGCCAAGGTCAGGGCCTGACGGCGGTTGTACTGACCGGGCAGACCGCTGTGGCTGCTGGTAAAAGCGCTGTGCTGACCATCACCAAGTCGGCAGCCGGCACCGAAACTGGTTACGCGATTTATCGCAGCCGCCAGAACGGCACCAACGCTGTAAACGATCTGCGTCTGGTCAAGACCATCAAGAAGACTGGTGACACCACCACCTTCACCGACGTCAACCGCGATATCCCGGGCACGGTCTCGGTCCCGCTGTTGAACATGGGTCCAAGCGCGGACGCTATCGGCTGGCGTCAATTCCAGCCGATGACCAAGATCCCGCTGCCGTTCGGTATCGGTGGCATGCCTGTCATCAGCTGGTTCCAGTTCCTGTTCGGTTACCTGCGTATGACCAAGCCGAAGCATCACGGCTACATCAAGAACATCCTGCCGAGCAACGCCAAATGGCGTCCGCACGTAGGCGAGTAACCCCTTGAAGTAGCACCCCGGGCGTCCTAGTGGCGCCCGACTTTTATCAGGAGAACGCAATGTCCCGAGTCATTTGTGATTTGCCGAACGCATCGCTTGAGATCAGCGGTGTACGTTTCCAAAAGCTGGAAGATGGCCGTTTCATCTCTGACGAAATTGGCGATGAAGTTACCGCCATTTTCCTCTCCATCCCGGGCTACGAGCTGGACGAGGATGAATCCGAATCGGATCTGCCGCCTGCTCCGCCGGAACAAAAACCACTGACCAAAACGCAGATCGCCAAAGTGGCCAAGGCTACCGGTGGCGCCAAGGGCAAAACCGCTAGCGCTGCGCCTGCCGCTCAGGTTGAACCGGTAGCTCCAGTGGTCGAGACCAAGACCACGGATGACACCATCGTCCCGGGCGCTGACAACAACGCTGCAAACGTTGAACCGGAAAATGGCGGCGAGCAGACCACCGTTACCGGCGCCGAAACTGATGCAACCGCTCCTGTGGTTGTTGAAGGCGGCGAAACACCTGTAAACACCGAAGACAAGCCTGCCGACGTCTTCTAATCACCGAGGTGCCATATGGCGACCCCTGCGCAACTTGAAACAATCCGCAAGCTCCTCAACAAGCTGTCGCTCGCAACGCAGAAGGCAGGGCTCGGCGATATCCTCGTCTCTGCCGCTACTCCTGCTTCTTTGCTGTCGGCAGGTATCGTCAAGCAGATGCCATTGATCACTAACGCCAACGTCGACAACTCCGACGCAGGCGCCAAGTTCAACGCTCTGGTTGCCGCCCTGAAAGCATCCGGCCAAATGGCGAGCGCATAAACCATGACCACGATCATTGCCGGTAGTCCGGCGCACTTCGCCGTAACAGTGCAGCGCGACGGGCAACCGGTAGCGATCACCGGGGCTCTCGAGGCCCGGGTCTTTTCCATGGATGGAAAGGATGAGCTGATCGGCGCCACGGCAGTTGATTCAGCTGCCGCTGGCGCTGACTGGCCATCTGGTGTAGTTGTTGTCGACTTCACCAATATCGAAACCGCCGTGCTTGCTCCGGGCGATGCCATGCTGGTGCTGTCTGGCGATATTGGCATCCGGCGCTTCAGCCTGACTGTAGAAACCCTGTTCGAGCCGACCAGAACCTCACTGTTCATCAAAGACATCGTTGTCGATGAACTCCGGAAAGATCGGCTCATGGCAGCCGCGCAAGGCATCCTGCAGGACGTCGTTGTATCCGATGACTACCTGTGGCAAAAGATTCGCGCAGCCGAATCGGAGATCTCCCACACCCTGCGTGTGCCGCTGGTCCCGACGCGTTATTTCCCGAACCCGCCAACCCAAGATGAGCTGGATGCACTGGAAGGCATGGCGTGGGAAATTGAAATCGGCAACGACTACACTCCGGACATGTTCGCGGGCGACAAGTGGGGTTTCATCGCCACGCGCCAGAAGCCAATCATCTCGATCGACCGGCTTCAGTTTTCCTATCCGTCGCAGGGCGGCTCCTACTTCGATATCCCCATCCCGTGGGTGAACTTCGACGCGAAGTATGGGCATGTGCGAATTGTCCCGTCATCGAACGCGGTGCTGAATAGCGTCACCGGGTACGTCCTGACCAACATGGTAGGCGGCCGGCTGATCCCCTCGATGGTGCAGATGACCTACACCGCCGGCCTGACCAACGTATCTACCACATATCCCGAGCTGCTGGACGCCATCAAGAAGATGGCCGTGCTCAAGATCGTCGGCGATGCATTTTTTCCGAAGTCCGGTTCGATCAGTGGCGACGGCTTGAGCGAGTCGATGTCGGTCGACATGTCCGATTATTACGACTCGATCGACGCCATCCTCAACGGGCCGAAAGGTTCTAACGGCGGGCTGATGTCGAAAATCCACGGTATCCGAGTCATGGTGATGGGCGGATGAAATTCAATCGCGGGCACTTCAACCGGTTCCTGAACAACATCGGCCAGCAGTTCATCTGGCAGCGATCCTATGCGTGCTCCTGCGTGACAGCTGCAGAAGGCGCGGCGGATCCGAAGTGCTCGCTTTGTTTGGGCAAGGCCTATTTCTGGACTAACCCGACACCAGCATCGGCGGCATCGGCCGGGCAGAAGACGCAGAACGCGTGGGCGAAGATGGGCATGTGGCAAAATGGCGACATGGTGATGACGGTTCCGGAGAACTCTCCGCTGTGGGATGCCGGCCCGTTCGACCGGGTGACCATGCTCAACGCCACGGATCGATTCTCGCTGCCATTGAAGCGCGGCGCGCCGACCGAAAGAATCCTGTTCACCCCGAAAAAGGTTGAGCGCGTGTTCTGGAAGGATGCAGCTACCGGTGCCCTTGTCGAGGGTGGCATTCCGGTTTTTGACGCCAACGGTCGTCCTACGTGGACCACTGGCGAGCCGCCTCCGGGGATGAACTACTCGGTCAGCGGGACACGCTTGTCTGAATACTTCCTGTATATGGACTTCCCGCACAACCGCAACATGCACGACGGTATGCGCCTGCCGAAACTCACGGTGCTGCGCCGCTGGGATCTGCTGGGGCGCTAGCCCTGCATCTTGGTCACGGTGCGTTTGATCGCTTCCTCAAACGCCGACAGCGCCTTCTGCTGCATATCTTCCGATGTCTTCTGCGCGATCTGCTGCCCCGGCTGGGGCGGCACGATCCAGCCGCCAGACCCTTCCATCATGACCCGGAACGTCAGATAGGCCGATGACTTGCCGCCGCCCGGCGTGCTGGTATCGAAGCGATGCATGCCCTGAGCCCACTTTCTGGTGGCCGGGTCGATCCCCGCGCCCTTCATGGCGCCACGCTTGAGGCTGCCGCCCCATGAGTAGTGGTTTTTGTTGACCATCATGGTCGACTTTGTTTTCGCATTCGACAGAAACGGCGTCTGTTTCGATGACGGCGACATTCCAGCTGTGGGCGAAAGGTTGGTGACCTCGCCGCTTGGCCGCTCGCTCTGGTTAAGGATTGTTGAGGGGTCAAGATCCTTGGCCATCCCGTAGATGCCAGCGGCTTCCAACTTCGCCGCGTTGTGCCGCATCGGGATGATCAGGAAGCGCCGCCCGTCCTCAGTGCGCCGCACCTTGAGGCTGGTGCCGAGCATTTTTTTCAGGTCTTTCGCCGGGCGCCCGTTCTCAATTTCTTGGTCGTACCGGTAATCCGACTCTACCAGTGCGGTGAAGTCGCCAGTCATGTGCCAGCCGATCGTTTTGGCGTAGGCGTCTTTCTCCCCAGACCACAACTTCGCCTGATAGACGTTCGCCTGCCAGTTCGCGGCGGTCTGCGCAGCAACTGCGCGCACGGCTTGATTGAGCAGCGGAAAGATCTGTTTGTTGATGATCCCGACGCCGTCAAGAGCGTCGCCGAGGTTGAACGTGAGCTTGAAGTTTAGGTCTGCCATGAGCCCAGCGTCGCGTCACGATGGCGCCCCGGCAAATCGTCGTGACGCCATCATAATCCCATGATCTCTATTATCCGGCCGATCGCCGTCGGCAACGCGTTGCGACTATTCCTCGAACCCCCAGCGGGCGCGACGAAGTGGCGCGTTCTGCGTAAAGGCACTGACACAATCGCATCCTTCGATGACCCGTCAGCGCTGCTGGTGTTTGAGGGCGAAACCAAGTTTTTCGTTGATGCCGCGTCGCTCCCAAACGAAGTCATGGCTTTCTACAAGCCGTTCTACTGGGTCAACGGTGCGTGGGTTTCCGGCCAAGGCAACAGCGGCACGCCAGCAGCGATTTACGAGGATCACAGCACCGATGTGGTGTCCTTCCTGCGCGAGCGCCTTGAGGCTGGCTTGCAGGTCGAAGTGCAGCGCGGAAATTTCAACACTGAGCTCGGCTACATCCAAGTTTATACAGCCCCGCCATCCCTCGAGCAGAACCTGATGTTCCCGTGCGTCACCGTGGAACTCAGCGATGCAGGTCGCGGCGAGTCAGGTATCGGCGAAGACATCGGCAGCGATGAGGATGACGAAGAATCCGAAGGCTGGCTTGAGGACGTGTCCGTCAGCATGGTCGCGTGGTCGCTCAATCCGCTCGAGCGTATCGAGCTGCGTAAAGCGCTTCGCCGCCTGTTGCTGGCAAATCTGCCGGTGCTCGATGACCACGGGATCCAGCAGGTCAGTTTCCGCTTCAGCGACATCAATGCCGTCAATGGCGAGTTCGGCGCACCGGTCTATCAGGTGCTTTGCAATCTTTCATGTGTTGCGCCAGCGCGTGTCAGCGCCCGCGTCAGCACGATTCAGGATGTTGTGGTCACGCTCTCGACCACCACGTAAACCGCCTGCGCGGCGGATTGTTTCCATAAGGACCACACCATGGCAGCTAAAAGCACCACCAGCGACACCCCTGAAACGACCGAGGCTGTCAGCACCGCCTCTGCCGCGCAGGTTGCAGCTACTGAAAAGCCGACTATTGCAGAGGACGCAGACATGTCGAACACGCCGGTTCCCGCTGCGTTTCAAATCACTCTGCAAGAATTCATGCAGAAGCTTTCGGCCCGTGATAACCGCGTCGAGCTGATCAACGCGTTCTATTACACCGAACGCCAAGCGGGCCACATCAAGGACTACGAAGCGAACTTCCAAGCTCGTTTCGTAGCCTTCACCCAACTTGTCATTGAGGACTAAAATCAATGTCCCTTTTCTTCAACGGTAAGCTGTGGATCACCCCGGCTACGATGTCCAAGATCGACGACTCTGCAATGCAGAGCGCGAATCTCGGCGTGGGCAACTATGCCGCGCTGCTGGGCACCTGCACCGGCGGTAAGCCCAATACGCAACTGGCATTCAGTAACCCGGCAGAAGCCAAGGCTGTGCTGCGCAGTGGCGCACTGCTGGACGCCATCAACAAGGCCTTCGCACCGAGCGCTGACACTGGCGGCCCATCGACCGTCTACGCCATCCGCGTAAACCCGGCAGTACAGGCGTCTCTGGTCCTGCAAGACACTCCCGGCAACGCAGCGGTCAATCTGGTTTCCACCGACTACGGCCTGTGGAACAACCAGATCAAGGTCAAGATCGAGGCCGGCTCCGTGTCGGGTCTGGCGATCACCACCCAGTATCAGACCGACTACTTCTCGGAAGATAACATCGCCCGCGATGTCTTCACGATCCAGTACACCGGTGCGCTGGCCAGTGCGGCAATGACCGTGACCGGCACCAGCATCGTGCTGCAGGCTCCGTCCGGCACAACCGTGGCGACCGTGGATCTCGCGACCTATGGCACTTATGCGCAGGTTGTCGACTTCATCAACACCGTGCCCGACTTCAGCGCGCTGATCAGCGACACCTCGAACGATGAATTGAAGTCGTTGAACGGTTTCGACTTCGCCGCTTCGGTCGACGTGAAGACCAACCCGGTCAAGGTTACCGCCAACCTTCAAGCGGTGGTTGACTGGTTCAACTCCAACGGTGAAGGCTACGTGACTGCAAGTCGCGCGACCGGTGCCGGTGCGATCCCTGCGCTGACGTCGTTCAAGTACCTCACCGGTGGTTCTGATGGTGTCACCAGCACCCCGGAATGGTCGGCGGCCTTCACCACCCTGCAAACGGTCGACGCGCAATGGATCACCCCGGTGACCACCAACTCCGCGATCTGGGCGATGACCGAGGCGCACGTTCAGTACATGTCCAAGTTCGCCGGGATGGAGCGTCGCGCCATCGTTGGTGCTCCGCTGGGCACTTCGGACGAGGATGCTTTGAACATGGCCAAGTCGCTGGGCAGCGATCGCACCTCGCTCGTTCACCTCGGCTACTACGACTACAACGCAGCCGGCGAACTGGTCCTGTTCTCGCCGGCTTACATGGCGGCGCTGCTGACCGGCATGTTCGCGGGTGTGAACCCGGGCACCGCGTTGAGTAACAAAACGATCAGCGTGAGCGGTCTGGAGCGCAAGCTGCGCAACCCAACCGACACCGACGCCCTGATCAAGGGCGGCGTTCTGTGCGTAGAGGACACCAAGACCGGTTACAAGGTTGTCCAGTCGATCAGTACGTGGATCAAGGACAAAAAGTTCAACAAGGTTGAGCAGTCCTGCGGCTGGGCGGCTGACTACACCGCGCGCACCGTTCGCGAGGCGCTGGATGTCCTGCGCGGCGGAAAGAACAACCAAGTCAACCTTGGTCGTGCAGCAAGCATCACCCAGACCGCCCTGAACGCTCTGGCAGTTGCAGAGCCTTCCGGGCCGGGTGTTCTGGCGGGCGACAAGGCCAACCCACCGTTCCGTGGCATCACCGTCACTGCCGATGGCGACGTTCTGGCTGTGGCGTTCGAATGCTCCCCGGTCATCCCTATCAACTACATCCCGGTTTCGATCTCGCTGAAGATCTTCACCGGCACTGCCTCGGCATAAGGAGGGGTAGACCATGAGAGAGAATCGGAAGGTCCAGAGTGGTAACCGGATCATCATCACGTATGACGGTTTCCAAGTGGGCATGATCCAGTCGGTTCGCATGAACGACGACTATTCGCCTGAGCCGGCATCCGGTATCGGCGACATTCACGCAGCGGAGTACGTGCCAACCATGGCGCGCCACTCCCTGACCGTGAGTCGCATGATCCTGATCGCCGACAAGATGCGCGAGCGCGGCATTTTTGCCGAAAACGGCGACGCCATGTTGCAAGGTCTGGTCTTCGATATCGAGACCTATTCCAAGGACGATGGCACGCTGATTCGCAAATACGTCAGCTGCTCCTACGCTTCTGGCGACCTCGAAGTGTCCAAGCACCAGATCCTGATCGGTTCCGGTCAGTTCAACGCTCTGGATGTCAGCGGTACCGGCGCCTAACAGCACCGAGCACCACCAAAAAGCCCGCCTCAGTGCGGGCTTTTTGTCGTGACCCGACAATGACTTGATCGTGTTCAACCCCCCAACCACTGGAGCTGTTATGAGTACCGAACAACCGAACCGGGAAGGCCGCGCGCCAGCCACCACTGATTTTCATGTCGATGTCGATGGCATCGGCCATTTTGTCTTCGCGCGGCGCACCATGCGCGATGAGATGCGGATCTCTGCGGAATACTCGCGCTTCACTGAAGGCCTGTCGCAGCCGACCAACTACCTCGATTCCATGGCCGGCTGGATCGCCACATTGAACGTGCTGACGGTGTCGATGCCGCACAACTGGGATCCGGAAAACATGGACCCATTCGATCCGGAGAGCGAGGAGAACATCCTCAAGGTTTACAGTGCGCTCCGCATCAAGGAGGGGTCTTTTCGTCCCAAAAAGGAAGCAGCGAGCGAAGGCAGCGGGCAAGGAAATGGCCCAACGAGTGAGCTTCTGGTTTCGCCACCGGTACCGCCTGCCGCCGACTGATCCGCGCTTCCTCGATATGACCCTCGAGGACATGGAAGCTGAATACTGGGCCGTCCACTACTTCGAAACGAAAGACGACAGCAGCGAGGAGTTCGAGGACGACGACTTTGATGAGGCGGCCATTCTGGCGCAGATCGAAGCCGACGCACTGGAAGCCGAAAAACGACGTGAGGCCGAGCAAGGCCCACCCGACCCGGGTGACTGGGAACCAATTGAGTAACTGATCGCATGAGCATCAAAATCCCCGTTAGCGCCGAACTGAACCAGCAGCAGATCACCGGCCAAATTGATCAGGTCCGTGACGCACTGAACAACCTCGGTCGCGATGCTCAGGGTGCTGGCAAGGTCAAATTTGACCCGATCAGCAATGTCAGCCTTGAGAACGTCAAGAAGATGCGCGCCGAGTTTGACGCCATCGTCAAGATGTCTCCGGGCCTGCGAAAGGCGCTCGATGCTGCCGGTCAGGGCGGAAAGTCGTTTGATGAAGTCCGCTGGGGCAAGGTCTGGACCGATGACAAGCAGCGCCGTGAGCATGCCGCAACGCTGCTGCGCCGTTTGGCTCCGAAGCAGATCTATGATCGCCCAGACCCAACGGTTCCACCGGTAAACGATCGTGGCGGGCCGGGCGGTATGGCCACGCCCGGAACTGGTGGGTGGCGCCGCGCGGCGCTGGGTGGCGCTGCTGGTATTGCCGGTGGTGTGGCCAGCCAGATTGGCGGGATCGGCGGCGGAATTGCTTCTGGGGCGCTTGCTGGCGGTCTGGCTGGCGGTCCTATTGGTGCTGCTGTCGGCGGTTTGGCTGGCGCCATCACCAGCTTGCTTGGCGCGATCGGCGAGGCTCGCGATATCGCCATCGGCTTGGATACGCTGAAACGGACGCTCGGCGACACCAACGTGTCGTTCAAGGACCTGCAAGACAGCACGCGAAGCCTTGCCGACGAATACAGCCTTGCTGATGCAGAAGCCTCCGCGCTAACCAAGCGCTATGCCACTCTGGCAAACTCTGGCAAGGATACAGGCGCGCTGCGCAACGAGGTAGGTGTCGGTGTCGGGTTCTCACGTTCATTCGGCCTTGACCCGGCTGCGGGCGTTGGCTTCTTTGGCCAGATGCAGGGCATGGGGATCACCCGTGGTGCTGATGACAGCAAAAAGCTTGCGCTGCTGATCGGTGAAAGCGTCGCCAAGGCCGGTGACCTGCCGCGTCTTGGCGACGTGCTGGCCGGACTCTCTCGCTTTATGGAAGGCGCCGCGAGAACCAGCCTGACAAATCCGAACTCGGCAGCATGGCTTTCGCGCTTCGCCGGGCTGGAAAACAGCGGGCTGGCCGGTATGGATCCGACCACCGCCGCCAGCATCATCGGCAGCATTGACGGCAGCATCCGGCAGGGTGGCATCACCGAAGCCGGCAAAAACTTCATGAATGGTGTGTTGCAGCGCGATCAGGGCCTGAACACCATCCAATCCGCAATTCAGCTCGAAGGCGGCGCGTTCGGTACCGGTCGGTCAACCTTCGGCGCAGACTCGCCTATGTCGCGCTTTTATGCGCGATTCGGCGGCGGCTCGCCGCTAAGTTCTTGGGGCGCCGATGAAAGCAACATCAGCGTGCTGCAGCGCAATCTGGTCAAGCAGTACAGCGGCAAGCCTCCGGAACTGATGCTCGATGCGTTCAAAAACACCTTCGGCACCAGTTACGGGCAGTCGGCGGCGTGGATGGCCAGTGATCCCCAGCAGAACGACAGCATGCTCAAGCGTATGCAGCGGCTCGGCATCAACTGGAAGGACGTGAACGCGACCGGCGTGTCGAAAATGAGCCAGATTGAGGCTAACGGCAGCCTGTCGGAAATGGACAAGGACAACCAGATCCGCAAGGCTGCCGCGAACTATCAGGAGGACACCGTAGGTTCCGAGGCGCGCCGGGCGAGCATTGACGGCTCGAACGCCATGGTTCGTCTGGCGAACGAAGGCCTGCCGATGATCAGCTCTATTCAGGCTGGCGTGCTCAAGCTGGCGGGCCTTGACGGTTTTAGTCCGCAGAAGGCTGCGCTCAAGAGCGAGCACGAACGTCGGATGTCGGAAATCGACAACGGCCCACTGGCGGCCGAGCGCGCCAAGGCCGTGCAGAACTACAAGAAAGTGGTTCCCCTGTGGAAGCAGGTCAGCGGCGTCGGTCTGAACGATGAGGAGCAGCAGGCGAAGGATTGGCTCGACAACGCCAACAGCAATATTTCTGCGGCGCGCGAAGCAGAGGACGCCAAGTACAACAGCGGTCTGGATGTTCTGAACACCAACCCAAGTCCGGGGATCTCCTCGGCAGCAGTTAAGCCGACCGAGGATCTGCTGGCGCGCGCTGCTGAGTCCGACAAAAAGGCTGGGCTGCCACCGGGCACCACCGCTGCGCTCATGATGCAGGAAAGCGGTTTCAACTCGCAGGCTGTGAGCTCTGCTGGCGCACTCGGCATGCACCAGATCATGCCGTCGAACATCAAGACGCTATCCAACCGTGCCGGGCGCAATCTGGACCCGACCAACACCGCCGATTCGTTCTACATGTACGACGAGTTGATGGCTGAACGCAAACGCAAGTACGGCAGCGATACCGACAAGATGTTGCGCAGCTATCACGGCGGCTATGACGAAACCGAGTGGGGCAAAATCAATGCCGACTACATCCCGGCGATCGAGCGGCGCAAGCGTGAACTTGCAAAAAGCGGCGCCGGTACATCCGTGTCGCACAAGGTTGAGGTTGATGTCACCATGCGCGACCAGTCGGGCAACCCTATGAATAACGCCGCCATTAACACAACGGTCGGCAAACCAGTCGTCAGCGGGGCTGCTGAATAATGGATATCAAGGTTCACCTACCGCGCTATCAGGTGCTGGTCACGAAAACGGTAAAGCGCAAGACCGTGGACGGTTACATGCCTACTTCTGCGCGCTTTCAGGGCACACCGGATGCGATCGACCTCGCGCCGTGGCTTGGCGATGGGTCGTCGATATCGACGGTCAAGGGCATCAATCAGGCCGCCGGTGGATTCTCCATCACTGTCCCTGACATGCCGATCACCACCACAACCGGCGGCCTCGATACGCTATACGGCGTAATTGAGCCGATGGACCTTGTTCAGATCAAGGTTCAGCACTCGCCGTCGACGTGGGCCGGGAATAAGGCCCCGGTGATCATGCGCGGGTTCGTCTCGAAGGTCAGCCGGCAGGAAGGGATGTCGCCTGATGGTAAGCCTGGGCGATTCGTCACCATCAACGGGCAGGACTACGGGAAGATCTGGCAGATCATTCAGATTTTCTACGGGCCATCGTACATCTTTGGCGAAGACATCCTGTCGGCATTCAAGTTGATGGATAAGTTCGGCGCGGGCTTCAAAAACGCCATGAGCAACGTCGAGTTCCTGCAAACGGCCATCGACAAGATCATCAACCCGTTCCTGCAACGCCTTCTGCCAGAGGGCAGCGGGTTCCCGCTGATCACACTGAACACCGACCACGTCGTCGAGGGTGCGGTCGGTATCGCCGGGATCCAGTCAGCTGAGGGCACGATCTACCAGCTGATGCGCAATTATCTGGACGTCGGCCCATTCAACGAGCTGTTTCTCGCTGATGATGATGCTGGTGTCCACTGCATCTATCGGCAGAACCCGGCGATCGGGCTGGATGGCTATCCGCTCGCGCCAGATGTTACAGATGCACCGGCGGCGGATCCGCTGATCGTTCCGGACGCCAACACCCTGAACATCATCGACATCCCTGCCGAGGACGTGATTGCGCTGGATGTGTCCCGCTCCGATGAGGGCGTGGGGAACTATTACTGGGTGTCGGCTCCGGGGTTCAGCCTGAACAGTGACACCCTGCAGCGCCAGATGGGTTACAGCAGCGCGGAACGGGCGACCATTGACCTGTCGGAGTACCCGAACAGCGCATCGGCACTGTACGGTACCCGGCTGATGTGGATCGACACCAAGCTGGGCGGCCCTGCGGTCACCAACACAAAATCGGGATTGACCGAGCCAGAGCAAGAGCAGCGGGACGGCAATCTCTTTGACTGGCTGCGCACTCGCCGTGAGTTTCTGGTGGCGCAGAACCGCGACAACAGCATTCTCGAAAGCGGCACGTTGCGCATGCGTGGAAACGAGAACATCCGCGCCGGGAACTATGTCCGGGTGCTGCGTGGCAACTTTTCATCGGTGTTCTATGTGACCTCGGTTTCGCACAACATCCTGCCATTGCGAGGCTTTTACAGCACGCTGACCCTGTCGCGCGGCACCGGGTTTGCCAACCGTGTGCGCATGGCTGGCGGCGTCGATTCTCCTTATCTCAGCGAGCTGACCGGTCTATGAGCACGAAAACACGCGGTAAGGTAGTTGCGATTCACCCTGAGGACCATTCGTGCGATGTCCGCCTTCTGCGCGACGGCTGTCTGCTGGCGGGCCTTCAAATTCTGTCGCAATCGGCCAGCACCAACACCGGCCTCAACGATCTGGCCGTGCCGACTACGCCGCCGGACAATCAATGGACCCAACGCACCGATCGGGACATCATCGCCATCGTGGACTGGTGCGATGGCGTGCCCTACGTTGAGGGTTTCCTATTTCCGCAAATTTGCCAGATGACGTTCAAGGAGCAGAACCGGAAGATCGATCGTCACGCCTCGGACTTCTATCACACGGTTGATGCGGCCGGTAACGCGGAGTGGTATCACCCGAGCGGAACCTATCTGCGGATGGGCGAGAATCCGGCGCATGAGGATCTGACCGGCAAGGACGCCGACAAGAAGTGGGCAATCACCAAGAACACCGCGCGCGCTCCGCATGTGCGGCTGGTGGTGGCCAGTGGTGGTGCTGCGGCACTCACGATCAATGCTGATCCGGCGGGCAACCTGACCATCACCAGCGCTGCGGGAACGGCCACGCTGGTGTTCCCCGGCGGTACGACCATTGATACGCCGCTGACCACTATGACCGGCGACCTAAAAGTTGATGGAAACATCAAGGCAGATGGCGAGATCGAGGACCACACCCGCTCGATGCAAGGCGACCGCGAGATCTACAACGTCCATACCCACCCGGCTAACGCCACTCAGGCGCCGAACCAACAGATGTAAATCCGTCGTGACGCCATTATGGCGTCATGGACCTATCTACGCCCGCATCGCAGAAAGCAGACGAGTGCCCCATTACTTTTGTGATGGAGGACGAGTCTGCCGGTACGTCTGACGAATTGACCCTTTTGATCCGCCCAGAGGAGCTGTCCATCGGCTTCCCTAGTCGCCTGTCCGTCAATCAGACGCTGGGTGGCGGCTGGGCTGATAGCTTCGGTGAGGGGATCGAAGAAGGCACCTACTCCGGCACCTTGGGATGGCGCGCTACCAGCTCGGACAGTGGTGGCGGTGAACGTCTGGCCAAGATGAAAGAGTTTACTTACAGCGACTGGCATGCACGTCGTTCTGCCGCCGTGGTGAAGGGTGATGACCCTAGCATGGTCCGGCTGATTCTGGTCGACACGCTGAACAATTACTCCCGCGTCATCGCTCCTCGGATCTTCGAGCTGAAACGCAGCAAGAGCCGTCCGTTGCTGTGCCAGTACCGGTTCAATTTTGTGATGCTGTCGAAGGATGTTACCCGACAAGACCTGCTTATGTCCGACACCGGATTCGGCAGCATCCTCGGCACGATAGGCGCGTGGATCGACAGCTTTACCGCGTCGATCAACAACATCACCGATCGCATCCGCGAGGCGTACAAGTGGATCGATAAAACGATCATCGCGCCGATCAAGAAATTCGTTGCAACCACCATGCGACTGTACACGGCTGTGAAAAATCTGGTGACTGCGGGCGTCGGCATCATTCGCCAAGTCGGCAGCATTGCGACATTGGCGACTCAGGCGATCACCAACGTGCTGCGCGCGGCGGCGATCGTGGTGAATATCCCGAACATCGGCAAGGCGGCGATCATGAACGTGGTCCGCGAGTACACGAACCTGTTCTGCCTGCTGAAAAATGCCAAGAAGGTGCTTGATTACGAGGACTACTCGGACATCTACGGCGCATCTAACTGTTCGTCAACCGGCGGCGGTCGTTCGATCTCGGTCTATTCCGGATCGACCAACAACACCTTCGCCGCCGTGGCCAAGGAGACGCCATCTCCGGTGCTTGTGACTCAGGCCGCCTCGACCAGCATGAAGACGATCGCCAGCACTGATCTGGTGACCACGCCACTGCCGGCCGCCGTTATCGCCAGCAACCTCAACGTGATCAACTCCGGCCTGTCGGTGACCACATGACCGACTTCACCAAGCAGTATTCGGGCTATCGGTTCGTCAATACCCAGCGCGGCGATACGCTGCAGATGGTGGCGTTTCGCGAACTCGGCAGCGCAAATGACTGGGCGAAGCTGGCATGGTTCAACAGCCTGCTTCCGCCGTTCATTACCGATGATCCTGAGCTGGCGGGCGATCGCGTCCTGCTGTCCGGTCAGCAGATCAAAATCCCATCGACCGTGGCTGAGTCAGAGTCATCGACAAGCGATGTCGACAATGTCCTGCTCACCGACTGCCGCCTGCGCAATGGGCGCCTTTCGGTTGATTTGGAAACTGGTGACTTCGAGGTCGTGTCGGGACGCGACAATCTCAAACAGGCCATCACGTTCCGGATCGTCACCGACCCGGGCGAGCTGATTTTTCACCCGGCATATGGGTGCAAGATCAGTCGGCGCCGTGGCACCAAGAATGCGGCCGTGGCCACTCTCTTGGGCCGTATGGACCTTCAAGACGCGCTGGTTCAGGAGACTCGCCTGCGCCGGATCAACAGTATTACCACCACCAGCAGCGGCGATGTTTTGTCGGGATCCGTCGACGTCACGCCGATTACTGGCGACTCAGTGAAAGTGGATGTGAGCGTATAAATGGCCTTTCAGGTAAAAGACTTCGTTTCGATTACCGCATCCATGATCAACTGGATGCGGGCGACTACCCGCCGGGTCAGCGATTACAATATCGGCTCGGTCGTTCGAACCATGCTCGAGGCCGTAGCGGCTGAAATCGATGAGCTGTATCAGCAGTTTTTCATCGGCGTCAAAGAAGCGATCCCGGTCTCGGTCTATAACTCTTTCAGCTTCGAAAAGCTGGCCGCCATCAGCGCAAACGGACTTATCCGCGTCACCCTCACGCCGTCGGATACTGCCGGGCTGATCTCTGCGGGCACCACCTTCTCTGCTACTGGACTCCCGACCACTTACACGTCGCTGACGGATGTCGTCGTAGGCATTGGTATGTCGTTTGTGGATGTATCGGTCAAGGCTGATGCTGCCGGCTCGATCGGCAATATCTCGGCGCTGCAAGAGTTCACGCTGAACCCGGCGCCGGACAACTTCGTCAGCGCGACCAACCTGAGCGGCTTTGCTTCGGGCGTCGATGCTGAAACTGATGATGAGCGGAAAATCCGTTTCGCCGCTTACATCGCATCGATCAGCCGATCGACAAATGCTGCGCTGCGTTACGGCATGAGTACCGCAACGCTGGTTGACTCCGATGGCAACATCACAGAGCGCGTGGCTACTGCGATCACCGTCGAGCCATACCTCGATGACTCGAACCAGCCGATCGCCAAAGTCGATTGCTACATCCATAACGGGGTTGGCGGGACTTCCACCGCGCTGCTGGCGAGAACCACCGAGATTGTCGATGGATATTACGACGCGAATGGTGTGGCCGTGGCCGGCTACAAAGCCGCAGGGATCAAAACCACGGTGTTCATCGCCGCCGAGGAGTTGGTCAGCGTCACCGGTGAACTTGTCCCTGAAGCTGGCTTCGATGAACCGACCCTGATCACCAATGCCACGACCACGGTCTATGCCTACCTGCAAAACCTGCCGATCGGGGGAACGGCCGTCCTCGCCGAGATCATTTACCTGATCAAGGATATCGATGGGGTTTACGACTTCCAGCCATCCTTGCCAGCGGCAAACGTCACCGTTGATAAAACCAAGAAGCTGATGCCCGGGAGTATCAACATCACATGAATCTGGTTCAGAAACTCCTCGGCCTGTTGCACCGCGTTTTTGATCCGGACCCTGAACAGTTTCTGGCTCTGACTTTCCAATACGACGGCGGCATGGTTTGGACCGTAGCAGATAACGTCCTGACTACTGCCGTGTCCGGCGGAACCGGCCAAAATCTGTCGATCAACTTGGTCGATTACACGATCAGCGGCCTGATCAACTTTATTGCCCAGCAAGACGGCTACACGGTGACCACCAACGCCGCGCCGGACAAGCTCGCCCTTTCCGCGCGCACACTCATCGACGGCAGCAAAAACCAGTTTGCGTCCAATGGCGATCATCTTTACGCGTATGCCAGCCTGATCTGGGTGTTCATGAGCGCTGTCGCCAGCGAATTGCGTGCGGCCGGCGCGCAGATCCCGCAGGCAATCCGCCAGATGACCGTGACCGAAGCTTCGGATGACTGGATCGATGAGCTGGGCGGCTATTACGGCGTAAAGCGCCAGCAAGGCGAATCCGATGCCAGCTACGGCCCACGCATCATTGCCGAAGTCGTGCGCCCCCGCTGCAACAACATCGCCATGGAAGCAGCCATCTCGCTTTACACCGGCCAGAGCACCAAGGTGACCGACGTTGTCATCTACGGCGCCAGCTTCCCGAAGTATGACAGCACAATTTTCCGCGACAGCATGTATCAGTACCAGTCGGTATCGGCCCCCCAATACGGGCTGTTCGACGTCGAGTACGGATATGACCTGCTGGGCGGCGATGACATCACCGACTTCGCGGCAAGGGTGCGCGGCATCATCGACACGCTGCGCGCTGCGGGTACTCACCTGCGATCGCTGGTGCTGAAGGCTGGTTCGTTCAGCGACACGCTGACGCCGCCGGTTGATGAGGCCATGCCGCTGCGCGTGACCTTCAATCATGCCGATACCCTGACCGCGCCGAATGATGACCTGTTCACGTTTGACGCGGCTCTGGGCGCATTCAACGATACGGCCGCCGCTGGTACTGAAAGCGAATTCAACGCGATCCACTACAACCAGCGGTACAACAGCGTTCGGACGCGAAACAGCGCGATCAACTTCGCTGGCGGCACCGTTGAAACATTCCCGGTTCTGGCGAAAGAGTGGCTGTTCACCACCGGCACGCTTCCTGCCGACGTCAGTTTCGCGCGCGCAAGCGTTGGCGCTCGATTCAACGCGCAAGGCGTGCTTGAGTTCGTGGGCGCAGATCTCCCGCGCTTTGACTACGACCCGTACACCAGAACCACGCGTGGCCTGATGATCGAGGAGGCCCGTACCAACCTGCTTCCATATTCCAGCGACTTCACCAACGCCGCGTGGGGTAAGACCGCCTGCGCTGCATCTGTCAGCACCATGAATGGGCCTGACAACGCCACCGCCGCGTCGCTGATCGTACCGAACACCAGCAACACCACGCACCTCGTTGGGTCCGCCGCGATCGCGGTAACCGCATCGAAAGCCTACACCGAATCGATCTTTGTGAAAGCCGCAGGCTACACGCAAGTTCGCCTGCTGATGGCTGACAACATTGGCCAGCTGATCGACACGGTATTCGACACGGCAACTGGGACGGTAATCGCCGGCAGCACGGCAGCTGTCATCACGCGAATGGCGAATGGCTGGTACCGCGTAGCGCTGACAGCGACCACCAACGTCGGCGCATCGACGCTGAACCTGCAGGCATGGGTCTATTCCGCCGGGACCGGGACTTTCGCCGGCAACGGGACGTCTGGCCTGTACCTGTGGCATGCACAGATGGAGCTCGGCGGGTTTGTCACTACACCGATCGTTACCGCAGGATCCGCTGCAACTCGCGCGGCAGACCTGCCAACGATCGCCAGTGTGCTGCCGTGGTACAACGCATCGGTGGGCACCTTTATCGTCCATGCCACCGACCGCATGCCTTCGACCGCCAACGGTTACACCCTTTCGATCGGCAGTGACAGCTCGAACTACATGGCGTTTGGTCAGGTCACCACCGCCGGGCCGACTGGCACCGCTGCCTTTATCAAGGCGGGTTCCGGGCTGGTGGGGCCAGACCTGTTCAACCGCAGCAAAATGGCGCTCGCGTGGAACGTATCCGCTGTGAGTCAGGCAGCGGACGGTGTAGCGCTTGGCGGTGCCACGCACAGCGGAATCCCGGTCGTCAGCAGCATCTGGCTGGGTCGCGGGCACTCAGGAGGCCCGACGGTTACCTGCTACATCCGCAAGATGACGTATTGGGCGGCGCGCTTCCCCGACGGAACCCTGAAAATCATGACCGAGGCCTGACAAGGCTTCGCGTCGTGACAACAGACTGCGCGTAACGCACGGAGAACCTACATGACCGGCTTCAACCTAAAAGACCATTACGATAAGGCGCCAAGCGGCCTGTTTCTGCTGAAGGTTTACCGCGCTGGCGAACTGATCGAGGTCTTTGAAGAAAAGAACCTGATTGTTGACCTGTCCAAGCAAATCCACGCAAAGCTGCTCGGCGGCGCAGTGGCAAACCAGTCTGTAACCCAGATCGGCTTTGGCACCAACAACACGGCGCCTGCCGTGGGTAACACCTCGTTGACCAGCCCGTATCTGAAGGCCTTGGACAGCGTGACCTATCCGCTGACGAATCAGGTGTCTTTCAACTTCTCGCTGGGCACCACCGAAAACAACGGCGTCAACATCGGTGAATTCGGCCTGTTCACCGCAGGCGGCACTTTGTACGCCCGCAAAACGCGCACCACTGTTCTTCCAAAAGCGTCCGACCTTTCGTTCGCGGGCTCTTGGATCATTTCTTTCTGAGGCCCTGATTAATGGCAAACCAACCGGAAGTCGCCGTCTACGACAGTGGCGTATACCAGATCGAGGTTTCCGACCCGGTAGATGGTGGCGTCGGCGCGAAAACGAACGCACCGCTGCTGGCGCTGGCGAACCGTACCGCGTACCTGAAAGCGCACCTTGACGCTATCGAGGGCGGCACCTTCCTTCTGCCCGGCTATGCGCAACTTGATTCGCCAGCCCTGATCAACTCGCCAACCGCACCGACTCAAGCTGCTGGCGACAACTCGACCAAGATCGCAACCGATGCGTTCGTGCAGACGGCTGTCAACGGATCGGTAAGCGTCAGCGTCGCTGGCGGCACAACTACCACGCTGACCCAAGCACAATTTGGTGCTTCGAGCATCGTGTTGACTGGCGCGGTCACAGCAAACAAGGCAGTCGTTTTGCCTGACGGCCCGCGACGCTGGCTGATCACCAACAACACTACCGGCGCGTTCACAATCACGCTGAAAACAGCGGCCGGCACCGGCGTCTTGGTCACCCAAGGAAAGACCACGCTTGTATTCGCCGACGGGACCAATGTCCGTTTGCAGCAGAGCGACTTTATCAGTCCTGCTTTGCTGGGAACGCCAACCGCGCCAACTGCGGCCCCGGGCACCAGCACCACGCAACTGGCGACCACCGAGTTCGTCACACTGGTGCAGGGCCTGTCGGTTCCGCAGGACAGCTCGGTTGGTGCCGCTCAATTGCCTACCGGCACCAGCGCTCAGCGTCCAGCCAACGGCCCCGGCAAGCTGCGCTTCAACTCCGATATTAATCGTCCTGAAATCAATAACGGAGCGGCGTGGGGATCGCTTGGTGGTGCAACTGGCGGCGGCAACGACGCGGTGTTCTATCTGAACGATCAGACCATCAATAACGACTACACCGTCGCCGGAAATCAGAACGCAATGACTGCCGGCCCTATCGCCATCGCCAACGGCAAGACTGTCACGGTTTCGACCGGTGCCGTCTGGACCGTGGTTTAAGGAGTCTGTAAATGAGCATTACCATTCCGGGCACCGGGCCAATGACGCTTCCGTCTGCCAGTGCTCTGGCCGCGAGCCCGGCAACAGGCGATCGTTCTGCAGCCATTGCCACCATGCAAAAATTCGCTGATGAGTTCCCTGCCAGCTTAGCTTCAAACGGATATCAAAAGCTGCCAAATGGATTGATTATTCAATGGGGGCTTAGCTCAACATCATCCGCAGGAACTAACACGATCAGCCTTCCTACTGCATTCAGTAATACTGGCTATAGAATTAGTTGCAGTCCATTAGACGTCTCTGTTCCGAATAATGTTTCGTGCTCGCCAAACAGCACAACTGCATTCAACTCATCTGGATGGGGCCCTACAGCTTCTAATGCGAGAGTTACAACATCGTTTACGTGGATTGCCATCGGCTACTAAGGATCACTCATGAGCACAGCAAAAGTAAACCGCTTGCAGCTCGGCCAGTCCGGCACTGCAACGCAGAACTTCACCCTGACAGCTGAAGCTGCTGACGGGACGATGAAGCTGGCGCGTGGTGTGGCGGGCGGGACCACTCAGGACATCATGATAATCAATGCTGCTGGCGAGGTTGATTTTCCTCAGCTTGTGCGACTGTATGGCGTAAGCGGATATCAAAAACTTCCGGGCGGTCTCATCGTTCAATGGGGGCCAACGCCAACGACAACGCCGGGCGGCGGATCTTTTGTTGTCACATACCCGATCATTTTTCCGAACGGCTTCCTTTCCGTCATTGCGCAAGGCGGCGCGACCAGCGCTGCATCCATTCCATATTCTGGTTTGGACGTTTCAGCAAGCCCCCGGACAAACTTCAGATTCTGGGTTGCAAGCAATGGCGCGCTACCCGGTAACTACATTGCACTCGGCTTCTAAAATCAGGAGAAAATCATGTTCGCTTCAATTTCCGCCCGTGGGTTCTTCGACCCAGAGATTCATACCTCGATGCCGAATGACGCGATCGAGATGCCTGAAGGCCTTCACGCAACCCTGATGAACGGCCAGTCCGAAGGCAAGATCATTACATGGGGAAAGGAAGGCCTTCCGTACCTCGCTGAGCGCCCAGCGCTGACAACCGACGAGCTGAATACCATCGCGCTTTCCAGCCGTGAAACAGCATATCGCCTCGAAGCAGATCCACTGTTTTTCCAAGTCCAGCGTGGCGACGTCGAGAATCAGGTCTGGCTCGACAAGATCGCTGAAATCAAAGCCCGCTATCCGAAGGTGTAACCATGTCCGTCTCTCTACGTGCTGACAACGGCGGCGCAACCGGCGCCCTGCAGCTGAATGGCTCTGACAAGCTGGTGCTCAATGCCGATGGCACGATTAGCGGCACGGTTAACCCAGCAACAGGCCTGCGCAGCATGGCGCTGGCTACCATGCAAAAATTTGCGGATGAGTTTGGAGCGTTACAGCAGAATACCGGATGGCAAAAGCTTCCAAGCGGTCTGATTATCCAATGGGGTTTTTCAACTCCGGCTGGTGCTGGTGTGATTGCCGCTGTAACTCTTCCAGTTGCTTATCCTAACGCACATCTTGTTGCTATGGGATCATCTTCCAATAACGTTGGATATGCTGGAGCAACAAAAATCAATACATCCCAAATTGGCGTGTTTGGAAGTCAAGCGACCAATAACGTTTTCTGGATGTCGATCGGTTTTTAATAGAAGTAGCGTCGTGATGCCACCATCCGCTTAGTCAACCAACTAAGCGGATTTTTTCATGACTCCATTCCGTCGCATCAAAGCCCTTGTCGATACGTCGGCGTGGATCCTGATCGCCCCCTCTCTGCTCGCCCTGTTCTACATCGACGAGTCGATGCTCACCACGCTGGTGCAATGGCTGGTGTTCGCTCCGGTGCTGGCCGGCGTAGCTGTCATCGTCAGCCGCATCGTTTTCCCGCAGATCCATTTGACCGCCTTGGTCAACGAGGCGCTGCGCGGTAACCGTGCCGCTGCGACCGTGGCTGGCGCTCTGGTGATCTTTGTCGCCATTCTGGTGCTGGCGCTTGCTATCTGGTCGCGCGCCTGATGAGCCGCTTCCTGATCGCCCTGCTGGTGCTGCTATCAGTGCCGGCTGCCGCTGAATCCGTCCCTGCGCGCGCTGAGATCTACCTGCCGACTCTGGTTGGCGCTCAGCGCTCGATCTGGCCGGACGCCCCAACCCCGTCGTTTCTGGCGGGGCAGGTCGAACAGGAATCGTGCATCACGCTCAAGCATTCCAAATGCTGGAACCCTACCGCGCAGCTGAAGACCTCTCGCGAGTGGGGGCGTGGCCTTGGTCAGGTCACCACGGCTTATCGCGCCGACGGCACCATTCGCTTCGATAAGCAGGAGGAGTTGCGGCAGCAGTTCCCGTCGCTTCGCGGATGGACCACGGCAAGATGGGCAGACGCCACCTTCCAGATGACCGCCATCGTCGAGATGGACAAGTCGATTTACACCCGGCAACGCGATGCGGCCACGCCCCGTGATCGTCTGGCGTTCACTCTGTCCGCCTACAACGGCGGCGAGGGGGGCGTTCTTCAGGATCGCCGGCTTTGCGCCAACACAAAGGGCTGCGACCCGACGCGATGGGCTGGCCACGTCGAGCGCACCAGCTTGAAGAACAAGGTTGCCAGCGCCGGCTACGGAAAATCATTTTTCGAGATCAATCGCGAGTACGTCACCAACATCCTTGATGTCAGGCGGCACAAATATGAACCCTACTTTCAGGGCGAGCCTAAATGAATCCAGTACAACGTGATGAATTTCGAGAACTCGAGATCACGGTGCAGCAAATGGACGGCAACGTAATCCGCTTGCAAGAGCAGGTGAAGTCGATGCAAAAAACCATTGAAGACTTGGTGTCGCGCGCAGAATTCGCGCCGGTCAAACTGATCGCCTACGGACTGGCCACCGCCGTCGGCTCATCGGTCATTTTCGCCATCTTGGCCAAGGTGATTATCAAATGACAGTTCGCATGGCTTTCCGCGATCGCGCCTTCCTGTTCGTCAGCATGTATCTGGCAGCCCTGTTCATCTCGCTGGCGCTGCTGGGCTGGCTGGTGTTCATTGGCGGAAACCCGCTCACTGTCAAGAATTACGGCGCCGTCAGCTCGACCGGCTTCCCCAACGACCGCTTCCACGCGGGCGACGTGGCCGGCATCAAGCGCCAGCTGTGCGCTGACAAGGATATGGCCATCCAGCTGTTTCCCGCCCTGAAAGATTCTCGCGGCTTCCTGTTCCCCCTGCCGGTTACCATGAGCGAGACCATGTCCGGCTGCCATGACAACATTTACGGTTTCGTCATCCCCAACCTCCCCGCCGGTGAATACACCTACGTCAGCACTATCCGGTTCCAAAACAACTTGGTTGGGCGGGACGAGGCAACGACCTTCCCGCCCATCCGAGTGAGGATCATGTATGAGCGCAATAACTGACATCGCCCTCGGCACTGCATCGAGCGCCACGAAAAAAGCAATCCTGCCATGGCTGATTTTGGCGGGGGTCATGGCCCTTGGTGCGTCCGGCGCGTCCGGCATGTACGCCGGGTATGAGATCGCCACCGCTCGGCATGCCGATGATCAAAAAAAGCTGTTACAGGCATCGGCCGACACGGCGGATGCGCTGAAAGAAGCGCTGAAAGAAGCGCGGCAGCGTGGTGATGACGCGACCGGCGTGTTCCTCGAGGAGTTGCGCGGGATGCGGGTGGTGAACACCACTATCAACAAGGAGGTGCAGACCGAAGTGCAGAAGCTGGTCTACACCGACTGCGTGCTGCCAGACAGCGGCGTCGAGCTCCTGCAGCGGCACGTCGATATGGTCAACATGAGGCTTCTGGAGAGCGACAAAAAATGAAAGGCATTCTGATTTTGGCGGTACTGCTGCTGGCTGGCTGCGGGACCACTTACGAGGTACGGGTCGCCGGGGATGTAGCAAAACTCGACCCGGCATCCGCTGAAGTGTGTGAGCCCGTACCGACCTCGCCGGTTAAGGGGAAAGCCAGCATGGGCGAGCTGTACACCTTTTCCGACAAGATGATCGCGCTCTATGGCGAATGCGCTCTGCGCGATCGAGGAAAGCTCCGCTGGATCAAATCGCAGGGTCACTGACGGCGCAAGTGCTTCCCGGCCGCCTCAAGGCCTGCCTTGCACTCAACGCAGATCGTGTAGCCGTATTCGCGGCGCTTGCCCTGCATCGGGTTGTCGCATTCTTCGGTGGTGCAAATCTCCGGGCCGTAGCCTTTTTCGCCCGGTTTGTACGTTGGTTCTGGCGTGCGCGTCCGGTTGTTGCGCGTCCATTCTTCCAGCTCGACAGCCTGTGCATGATCTTCGTTTGACATAAATCCTACTCAAAAAGAGACGCCGGGGATCCGACGTCTTGGTTTATTCAGTTTGCTGTCACGCCGAATCAGGCGACCAGCGCTGGCGACCATGGGGTATGGTTTCCGAAAAGTGCTGCATCCAGCCACGTCGACCACTTACCCATCGCCTCTTTCATCTGGGGCAGGTAGTCGGCCCGGTCGTAATTCTTCGAGCCGGTGTCACTCTTGGCGTGCTGCTGGATCAGATCGCGGGTGAAGCGCTCGACACCGGCATCATGCGTGCGAGACTTCCACGTCCGGCGAAGATCTCGCGTCTGGAAATGGGCGACCGTCACACCGTCGCTGTCCAGCCAGCGCGATATCGCCTGATTGACACTGCGATGGTCGATCAGAGCCGATTGGCTTCCGCCACGGGCTGGGAACAAAGGCCCGTCGCCATGGACCGCAATCAGGTCGCGCAGCACCTCAACGACCTGTGACGGCAGCGGGATGATGTGCTGGTGCTTGCGTCCTTTGGTCTTGTGCGCTGGCATTTTCCACAACCCGGCGTCGAGGTCGATATCGGCACCGTCAATGCGCAAGGTTTCCTGCACGCGCTGGCCACATCCGATCAGCACGCGGATGCATGCGGCGATCTCGGCGGCGAACCCGGCGGTGCCGGTGGCTTCCCACAACAGACGCAGCTCTGGCCCGGACAGGTTGCGGTCGCGAGTGTTGATCGCCCCGGCATCCTTGGCCACGTCAGACGCAGGGTTGCGCTCAACGCCCCAGTCCTGCCGCTCTTTCGCGGTGTAGTCGTTCGCCGACTTCATCGCCCAGCTGTATGCGGAGGCGATATAGCTTCGCGCCTTGTCAGCGGCGCCGCGATGTCCAGCGCTGAAGAACGTCGACACGTAGTTGACCACGTCCATCGGCGTCGGCTCGGAGGCGGCTCGATCGCGGCCAAGGGCATCAGCAGCGTTGTTGGCTGCCAGTAGCAGCACACGCTCGACCTCATCAGCGCTCACCTTACCCTTCGCACGCATGCTGGCGATGTAAGCCTCGAACATCAGGCCAACGGTCGCCCTGAGCTGCGCAGGCTCGCTCCTGACTGGCTTGCGGTCTGCTGTCGGGTCCTGACCTTCCGCAACCTTCGCAAACTCCTTGCGCGCCAGCTCGCGAGCCTTGTCCGGCGTCAGGTCGGTGCAGCGCGCCAATGTCAGCTTGCGCTGGGTGCGGGCTGCATCCTTTGTGCGGTAGCGGATCACGTATGTTTTGCGGCCGCTGGCTTGAGTGCGAACGCCGAAGCCTTCCAGCTCGCTATCCCACAACCAGCTATCACCCTTTTCAGGGGTTGGCGCATTATCAACGATCGTCTTGGTCAGTTTAGGCATGATAAACCCCACTCATTTGCTTGTGCGTTGATCATAAATGATTAACGTGGTTATTGCCAATATTTTTGCCATAGCGCAAAAAAGCCACTGAGCCAGATCCCGGCGCAGTGGCTTGAGTATTGACCAAATTCAGGCCAGTGTTTTTTCAGGATCAAGCCGATCAAGGCGCTCAATTTCAGCGATGATCAACGCGCCGGCTCTTACCAGCTGTTCGCGGCGCGGTATTTCTGATTTTTTGGAGGCCCAACCTACACCCGGAACCGAGGATTGCCCCGGCATGGCGTAATCTGCGGCTGCCTGAGCGATCTCGCTATTTGTGTGGCTGTCGTCATGTTCGCGGCTGTAGCACTTTTCGGAGATCTGGCGAACTCTCTCATTCACCAGATCGCGCCATGGAATCCCCTCGCCATACCGCATCAGGTCTTGTAGTCGAGCAACCTCATTGTCAGCAGCCTGCGCGGCCTTCTCTGCGCCGCGCACTCGCTCGATCAGCTCAGGCAGCGCATTAACGGCATCGATCGCCAAGAAGGCATCGCGGCGCTGCAGAAGCGTGCCAATTTTAAGATCGTAGCTCTCTGTGAAGGTTCTTCCCTCGATGCTACCACCAGCCAATCGGCCTTCTTGCCACTCTCCCGGCTTATGGCAAGCCTGATCGATCATCTTTTCCAGATGAGTGACGATATCGACCTTTTCAGGTGTCAGACCGGCGAAGTGGTCTGGCTTGATGTCTTGGAACGCCAGAGCCTCAATATCCCGGATCGTATCGATCACGGCTTTGGCTGTTTCCTGCCGCTGAGTGAGCGGCACTGACAGAACCGGAACGCTGACAGACAGCAGAACCTGAGCAACGCTGGCGATCGCCTCGCGCGGACGGCTACCCTCTGGCCGTAGCCACTGGCCCACGATCTTTCTGATTGCGATAATTCCTTCGGCCGTGGTCAATTCCGGCGCAGAAACATCTGATTGAGCATTTTCCACCTGCAATCCCCTTATCCAGAGCAATAAAAAGCGGGGTACATGACCCCGCTGACAGCATCAGATATCAGTCGATATCAATTCACCGCGTCTTTCAACGCCTTGGCCGGCACAAACTTCAGCGCGACCTTGGCATCGATCACGATCGCTTCGCCGGTGCGCGGGTTGCGACCGGGACGCTCAGGCTTGTTCGTGGCTTTCAACTTGCCAATCGATGGCAACAGGACTTCGCCATCGGCGCGGAGGCGCGCGACAGTGTCCGAAAACAACGCATCAAGCACTCGGCCAACAGTAGCCTGTGACTCATTGGTCTTCGTAGCGATGCTGGCGACAAGTGCGAGCTTGCTCATGGTGTTTCTCCAGTGGGTTGCGGGTTAAAAAACGTCTTCTTTGGATGGATCCAACACAGTGGTCGGCTCCGGCTCTTGCTCTGGCTCCACATTGCCAGCGCCATCCGCAACAACATCAGCGGTATCGGTGCCAGTGGCTGCGGCTTCAGCAGTGGTAGCTGTAGTGACAGCAGCATCAGCGGCCTGATCGACAGCCTTGGTCATGTCGGCGGACACCTGCTCTTTCGCGGTGGCAGCGTCAGCATCAGAGCCAGCACCAGTTGGCAATGCCTCGTTGGTAGCATCTTTCGGCTGTTCGCCTTTGGCCTTGTCGGCCTTATCAGCCGCCGTCTGGCGCTTCACCGGTGCAGATTTGGTCGGCGGCGCAGTCTTCGCGGTTGCCGCCAAAGCGTTGCCCGTCTGCTCAGCTGCTACCTCGGCTTCCGGCGCACCGAAGAACTCGCTCGCTGGCGTACCTTCCTTGAGCGCGGCGTAAACGCCCTGCAGGTTGATCAGTTCGTCGAGCAGGATGTCGTCAAGCGAGTGACCGAGGTACGTCTCAAGGTGCGAGACCGTGACGCCGTAGCCGCCGAAGACACCAATCATTTTCCGGGCACGAACCGCCAAAGGCTCAGTATTCGCCCCGGCGATGGTCTTCTTGCACTCCTCGGACGCGGACTCGATCATCCACTTCGGCATCATCGCCAAGATCCGGCCACGCATCTGCTTGCTGGCGACGTTGGCAATGCGGTTGTCGATGTCCTTCTGGTCGCGCAGCTTGCGTGGGCCGTCTTTGGTGTCGATGACGTGCAGGACGGTCAACTGGCGAATCTGCCGGTTGTTGGTCTGCTTGTCCCATGCGTAGATCTCGACCTCGGAGCGGCCAAAATCACGCGGCTCAGGGCCGGCCTCGGTGCGCGACAGCTCGCGGTGACCGTATTCGAAGTTGCCATAGACTCGGGCAATTTCCTCGGCAAAGCGGATGCTGAGGCCGGTAACCTTGCTGCCGCCCTGCGGGATCGTATAGAACGCCACGTTGGCGAATGCAGGGATTGAGCAAGCCTCTTTCAGCTCCTCGAAAGCCGACATCAGGTTGCGCGGAAAGCGCTTCGCCATGATCAGCTGGCCCTGCGCTTCGGCGATGGCCCGTTCCTGCTCGATGGACACCGCACCGGCGTTGATACCTGCAGCCATTGGATGTCGGTTGCCCATGGACAACTGATTGCCTTGCTGGGCTGTGCGCTCAATCAGTTCCTGCGTACCTTGCGTCATGAATTGTACCTTTCGTTACTGGTTCGTTAATTGTAAATGATTATGCAGCTTATGCCGTGGTTTGCACGTTAAATTCTTCACCATTGACCGTAGTGACGAAAAGTTGCAAGCCTGACTCGAGAACCTGATCGCGGAATGCCACAAAAGCGTCAGGATCCAAGCATTCCAGCCGGTCGACGCAGCAGATGCCGAGGGCACCGGTGCGCAGCTTGGCGATCTCGACCGCGATCTCGACCTGCTGCGCGGTGTTGAGTCGATCGAACACAACGCCGCCACGGTAGATTTCACCATCACGAACCTCAACGCCGGGAATCGGCAGCGCGGCGAGCAGTTCCAGTTTGTAGGCGTCGATGTCTTCGAGGGCCTTGGTCTGGGATGCAGCATCCTGCTTGAGTTCTTCCAGTTCCTCTTCCATCTGCTTGATGGTGCCCAGCGCCTGTTCACGCTTGGCGTGCGCGCTGCGGTTGGTGCGGATGGCTTCGAGCGTCTGGTTGATCGGGCCGACAGTTTCCGAGTGTTTCTGGATGGTCTTCTCGCGCTGGGTGCCCGCGTTGGTTTCCATCGTGCGTTCGGCGGTCTGGATCGCTTCGATTGCCGCTGTTGCAGCGGCGTTGATGGCTTCAACTTCTGCTGAGCCCTCGGTTTTCAACTCATCAATCTTGCGCTGCACCTCGGCGCGGATACCATCAACTTTTCCCTGAGCGTCGCTGCGCAGCTTGTCGATCTCGGCTTGGTTGGCCTTTTTGATCCCGTCGAGTTTGTTCCGGACACGGTCCAGCTCAGCATCCTTGGCGGTGGTTGCCTGCTCCAACGCAGCGCGCAATTCGTCTTCATTGCCATCTGCGCCACCGGGCACATCTGGCATGGCCAGTTGCAGCTGGTTGATCGTGCTGTCCTTTTCTTTGACTGCGCGATTGGTGCCAGTGCGGTCGGCATACACCCGGGCGCGGATCTCATCGATGATCGCCAGTCCATGGATCGAGCCGTCCATGATCGGTTCCATACCGCCAATACTTTCCAGCCGCTCGGCATCAATCTCGATCGGCATGGCTTCGAGCAGAACCTTCACCCGGTCTTTGGGCTGGGCGGTCAGGAAGGCAACAGGGTTGACGCTCAGGCTATCAACCAGCGACTTCATGAACTCGGCAGGCTTGGGGACCTTCTTGCCATCGGCGTCGGTAACACTGGTGGTGCTGCGCAGGCCGGTTACGCGCTTCTTGATCTCGGCGCCGTCGTCGAGAACCAGAACGACCTCGCCTTCTTCGGCACCCAGACGCAGCAGCGTGGCGTCGTGGCCTTGGCCGGTGGCGGCCTTGATCGCCTCGAGGACGCTGGTCTTGCCCTCGCCATTTTTGCCACGGATCTCGTTGAAGCCTTCCGGGCTGAACTCCAACTCATCAATGCCGAGGATGTTGGAGATTTTGAGGTGGGAAATTTGCAGCAATTTATCAGTCATTGGTTGGTTTCCTTCAGGTGCTATGTCGGGTGTTAAATGGCGAATTCTTCTTCACGCATTGCCCAGAACGGCAATTTGGCTTCGAGCATGTCGCCTTCGGCGGCGCCCAGCCAAAGGTTGTTCTGCTCGCAGTGGATCAGCCGAGCCAAGTCGCGCTTGTAAAGGCGGCGACCGCGCTCGATCTGGAAGTCATTCAGGTAGTGGACGGCCACGTCATGCGGGCGCCCGTTCTGTGCGGCGATAAAAGCGAACCCACGCGGCGCGTCGCGCCCGTACAGACCTCGGAGGATGTCCAGATACCACGCGGCCTGAACTTCGTAGCGGCGCTGGGCGATGGTTTTGCCGAAGCCTTCGAGACTCACGTCGTCGGTAGTCTTGAGGTCGACAACCCACATGCCGTCATGAGTGATGGCGTCAGTTCGGCATTTGCGCAGAACCGGCACCTTGACCACTTTCTGGGTGTCGTGGTCGATGTAGTCTTCCTCAGTTTCGAGGAAAAACGATCGCTCTACCGTGGCGCCGCTCAACAGGCCGCCGGCCCATGGGTCACGATCGACTGCGCGCAGCATGCCGAGCATGCCTTTATAGGCCTTTGCCGGGATGGCGATCTTGCCGACCATGCTTTCTTCATGCATTTGCTTGAGGAAATAGATGATCTTTTCACGCGGGTAGCCGGCTTCCTCTACCAGTCGGCGCGCCAACTCAGGCTTGGATCCGCCAGTCATCAGCGACTCATCGATCAGGACGCGCTTCATGTCGTCGACCGTGTCCAGTGCTTGAGGGAAGGCTGACTTGTCGAAGTCGACCGCGTAGGTCTTTTCGAAGGTGCCCGGCTCTAAAACCAGCTTGTGGGTGCCGTCACCAACAGCAAAGCAGTGCTTGAATTCCTGCTCCTCGCGATCCGGGTTGATGTACTGATCCCAGTAGTTCAAGCCGCTGACAGCGATCGCATCCAGCTTGCTTTTACTGACCCCGGGGCCGGAATGGTACTCATCGTTTGTAAGCACGACTTCGCCGTGCAGTTTGGGTAGGTTCAAGGTCTGATCTCGGTTGAACTCTGGAGGTGCGCAGAATACGCGCAAATTTGATTAACGCGCAAGTCATCACGACCATTTTTGTGCAGCTTATATAGTTTCGCTTTTTTCGTGCCGGGGGCGATTTATTCGTTACACCCGTTAATCAAATCCGATACACTTGGCCGGCAGTCAATCGAGTGAGCACTACCATGAACGAACAGAACAGAACAGAAACAGAAGGCGATGCGCCGGATGGCTTCGATCAGATCTTCTACCAGTATCTTGATCAGCTTGAGCGTCGGGCACATGCGGTCAATATGACGTTGACCGATCTTTGTCGTGATTCTGGAGTATCGAGGGCGACCCCGGATCGTTGGCGTAAAAGTCTGCCGAAAACGATCCAGAACGTTTGCGACCTCGAAGCCATCGTTAAAAAGGCTGAGCGGAAAAAATAACCCCTAACTTTGGGGCGTGGACCTATCAATAAAGCCACGCTTGTGCCGAATGAAAATTCAACCCCGCGACTATCAGCAATCGCTGATGGATCAGGTTCGTGTTGCCTTTAGAGAAGGAAAGCGCAGTCCGTTGGTAGTTGCTGCCACCGGCGCGGGAAAAACCGTGGTGTTCAGCGCTATCGCTGACAGTGCTGCGGAAAAGGGGCATGAGGTGCTGATTCTGGCGCACCGTGACACCCTCATTAAGCAGGCAAGCGCCAAGCTCAGGCAGAACGGCGTGAAGCACGGCATCATCATGGCGGGCTTCACGCAAGACCTTCGCCAGAAGGTGCAGGTTGGGTCGGTGCAAACGCTGGCCCGGCGACTGTCAAAGCTGCGCTGGAAGCCGAAACTCATCATTATCGATGAGGCTCACCTGTCAGCTGCAAAAACCTACCGCGACATCCTCAAGGCTTTCCCCGACGCGCTGGTGCTGGGCTTCACGGGATCGCCGTGCCGGCTCGACAACAAGCCTCTGGGCAAAGAGGCTGGCGGTATTTATGACGACCTGATTCAGGCCATCTCCATCAAGCAGCTCATTGCGCGTGGCTTCTTGGTGCAGCCGCAGGTGTTCGGCGCCGCCGAGGCGCTGGATCTGTCCGGCATCAAAAAGAGCATGGGTGACTACGCCACCGCCGAACTGGCGGCCGTCGTCGACAAACCCAAGATCACCGGCGACGCTGTCGCGCAATACCTCAAGATCTGCCCGGATGTCCCGGCGGTGGCGTGGTGCGTCACGGTTGAGCACGCCCAGCACGTTGCTGACGCCTTCAATGCAGCGGGGATCTCGGCGCTGATGCTCTGCGGCGAGCACGACAGCGATTACCGCGACAAGGCGCTCAAGGCGCTGGAAACCGGCGAGATCAAGGTCATTTCGTTTGTCGGGATTTTGATCGAGGGCGTCGACCAGCCCGCGATCGGGGCAATCATCCTGCTGCGTCCGACCATGTCTCTCGCCAGTTACCTGCAGGTGATCGGTCGCGGCCTTCGCCCATACACCGATGCCAACGGCGTCAAGAAAGAATGCTGCTACGTGCTTGATCATGCTGGGCTCTGGCAGCGCCATGGCTTCGCCGATGAGGAACGCGAGTGGGAATTGAACACCGAGGTCAAGAAGGGCGCCAAGAAAAAGGAAAAGGAGACGACTGTCGACCTTATCCAGTGTCGCGGCTGCTTTGCGGTGTTCTCCCCGGTGCAGGCTGCCGAGGCCGGCCAGAAGCTGATCGAGGAGCGCCCGGGCTATCTCGGCGCGCCATGCTGCCCGAACTGCAAGAAGGCGATCGAGATCAAGGTCCGCAAGCTTGAGCAGGTTGATGGCGAGCTGATCAAGATCACGCCGGAAATGCGTGCGGAAATGGAGGCTGACCGCAAAAAGACATCGCTTGAGCAGCGCCGCATGCAGGGCCAGACCCAGACGCTCGAGGACCTGAAGGCCTACGGCGCGAAGATGGGCCGCTCTGCGCAGTGGGCGGAACACGTTTGGAATGCTCGCCAGCGCAAGAAAGAACCCAAGAAATCGCCGCCAGTCATCGAGCTGCCGCCGGTCCCTACCGATGAACAGCTGGCCGTCATGACACTGGAGGAGCTGGAGAAAGTCCGCGCCGAACAGGGCTGGCCCCTCAGCTGGCCAACTGAATTTTATCGCAGCAATCAGTCGAACCTCAATTTCTAAGGTAACCACACCATGTCATCCGTAAACAGCGTCACCATCGTCGGTCGTGTCGGTCAGGATCCAGAAGTCCGCTTCCTGCCGAACGGCGACGCCATCTGCAACCTGTCCGTGGCCACCAGCAAGCAATGGATCGACAAAGCCTCTGGCGAAAAGAAGGAAAAAACCGAGTGGCACCGCGTCGTGCTGTTCGGGAAAACCGCCGAGCTGGCGGGCAAGTGGACCAAGAAGGGCACCGTGGTTTATGTCCGGGGCGAGCTGGAAACCCGCGAGTGGGAGAAGGACGGAATCAAGCGCTACACCACCGAGATCAAAGGGCTCGACTTCGATCCGTTCATCAGCGGCGTAAAAGCCGAACCGAACCAGACTCAAAGTCGTGACGGTAACAATCAGACCTCGCAGCAACGTTCTCAGGCCGCGCCGCAGCAATCCGCGCCGCCGCCGAAGGACAACGATATTCCGTTCTGACGCCGCCCCACATTGAGCAATGGAGGGGTGGTTTTCGACTCTGGGGCCCCCTCCTACAAGGAAGCCGTAAATGAAAGACAGTATCTTGAAGGCGTATCAAGAAGAACGCGACACCTTGAAGGCTGGGTCTCCACCGCTGACAGCGCACGATCATACCGTTGCTGTCATTGCCGCGTTGTATTCCGAGAATGACCTGCGACAGGCCGCCGCAATGCGTGGCGCGTATGAGCGCAAGCAGCGCCGTGAAGGTCTTGCAGCCAAGCGCAAAGGGAAGGCTGTCAAATGAGCCCGGTTATCCTTTGTCCACGGGTTGAAGGCTACGAAACCCTCGAAAGCGTGCTCGATGCCGCGTATGCGCAAGCTGCGCATGGAAAGGGAAAAGAACGCCACGCCAATAACCTGCCGTTTCACAAACAGCGCATGCAGTCGATCAGCGATCTTCTCGATTCCGATGAAGGCATGGCTTATCAGGTCATCAAGAAAATGACCGAGGGCCTGCAGTTCACAGATCCGGCCGCGCGCGAGAAAGAATTGCTCGGCGCCATCGTCTACATCGCCGGTATCGTCGTCCGCCAGCGTCAGTCTTTGGCGGGCACACCCGATGGCCAGTGAAGGCGTAATCCAGAAAGAGATAATCGGCGCTCTCGGCTTCTTTTCTCGCTTATTTCGCCTGAATGGCGGCAAAGCTTGGATGTCGAACCTCGGTCCCAAGGGCGTCGTAACGCTCGCCGATGGCTCCAAGCTGATCAAAGCGCCGCGCCCGGTCGGGCTCGGCTTCACCATGACCAACGGTGACAGCGTTCCGGGGCAGAGCGACCTTGGCGGCTGGACCAAGGTGACCATAACGCCGGAGATGGTTGGCAAAGACATTGCCGTTTTTACCGCCATTGAAACCAAGCGTTCGAAGGGTGGAAAGGCATCCGACGACCAGCTCAATTTCGTTGACCAAGTGCAGCGCCAAGGCGGTATTGCGGGCATTGCCAACAGCGTCGACGCCGCTCGAAAAATTATTGAGCAATGGGCTAGCAAAATCGGCGCTATTTTGTAGTATCATCGCGGCGTTTCCTATTGCTTAAAGTGTTGTGGCCCGGGCTTGGGCCGTGTTGTTGTGGGCTAGGGTCCGGTTAGCTCCCGAACTCGAAAAGCGCATCCTGATGGCGCCGCCCATTTTTTTTATCAGTCAGACTTCAGGGGTCAGGATGAACACTTTAATGGGCGGGGACATTCAATGAATGACCACGCGGCAATCAACAAGTTCCTAGAAGCGATGGCGGAACAAGACATCGTTCCGAGCCAGAACCTTAATTTCGAAGGGAAGCTTGAGCGTTTCCACGTTCAGGGTGATGCTCTCGGCAGCCGTAATGGCTGGGCTATCCTTCACATTGACAATGCACCAGCTGGTCAGTTCGGTTGCAACAAGCGTTACGGCGATCATAAGTTCTCTTGGAGCGCGGGCATCAGTGCCACTCCGATGACTGAAGCCGAAAAGAAAAAACAGCGCGAGGACTGGGCAAGGCAGAAGGCCGAAACCGAGAAGCGCCGAGCTGCCGAGCGTGATGCTGCCGCTGTTCGAGCGCAGTCAGTCTGGGACGCCAGCGTCCCAGCCACTGATGATCATCCCTATCTCGTTCGCAAAGGCGTCAAGGCGCACGGCCTGCGCGTGGGCAAATGGGAATTCATCAATTCGGATACAGGTGAAGTCACCTGCCTGACTGATCAGGCGCTGCTGGTTCCGCTTTGCGACAAGACCCGTAAGGTTCACAGCCTGCAGGGTATTTTCCCCGGGAAGATCCTTGGCCGTGGCGATGGCGCGCGCGACAAGGACTATCTGAAATTCGGCGCCAAGGTTGGCATGTTCCACGCCATCGGCAAACCGCAGATGGTCGACGGCAACCCGGTCTTCGTTATCTGCGAAGGCTATGCCACCGGCGCATCCATCCATGAAGAAACCAGTCATCTGGTGCTGGTCACTTTCGATGTGACCAACCTGCTCACGGTTGCCAAGGCAATCCGTGACAGCAAACCAGATGCGATCATCGTGTTTGCCGTCGATAACGATGTCTGGACCAAAAAGCCAGTCGAAAACCCGGGCGTCCATTACGCAACGATCGCGGCCAAAGCCGTTGGCGGCCTGCTGGCCATTCCGCCATTCGTCCATGCCGACGGGACCCAAGATGCGGCCGGCAAGTGGTCTGGCCCTACTGACTTCAATGATTTGCAGGTGCGTGACGGGGCTGGCGCGATAAAGGCCATCTTCGACGACGTCATTGCAAACCGTAACCTGTCGCCAGAGCCAGAGCCTGAGTCGCCGATGCCTTGGGAGGACGGGCCTCCCGACTACCTCACCGAAGACATCCCGCCATCGTCGATGGATGATTCAAACAGTGGCGCGTCATCTCCACCGGTAGAGCCACCGGCGGCCACCGGCGGCGGCCCAAAAGACCCGATCGTTCCTGCTGACAAGGATGAAGACGATCTGGTTAAGAACGCCCACTTCACGATCCTCGGCTATGACGGACAGACCTATTTCCTGTTCCAGCACGAAAAGAAACAGGTGCTGGAGATCACCAAAAAGGACCTGAGCGATGTTGGCCTGATCGAGCTGGCCGACCTCTACTGGTGGGAGATGAATTTCGGCAACGGCAACGGCGGGATCGACAAGAAGGCCGTTGCTCAGTGGCTGTTCCGCACGGCGAACGGTCGCGGTATCTACGATCCTTCGCGGATCCGTGGGCGTGGTGCATGGGCTGATAAAGGGCGCGCGGTGTTCCACCACGGCTCCTACCTGACCGTAAATGGCGAGCACACCGACATAACAGCCATCAAATCAGCCTACGTCTACCCGATGGCGCGCGAACTGCCGCAGCCGTCAGAGACGCCGCTGACCGATGCGGAAGGCGACCATCTCGTCGGCGTTGCCGATATGGTCCGCTGGAACATGCCGGGCAGCGCGGCGCTGATGGCCGGCTTCGTGATGCTGGCTCCGATCTGCGGTGCGCTGACATGGCGTCCCCACATCTGGCTGACAGGCGTGGCCGGCTCTGGCAAGTCAACCGTTCAGAACAAGTTCTGCGCGGCCCTGCTGCGCGGTGTTGGCCAGTACTACTCTGGCGACAGCACCGAGGCCGGTATCCGTCAGGATCTCAAGGCAGACGCGCTGCCGGTGCTTATCGATGAGGCTGAGTCGAACAACGAACGCGACAAGCAGCGGATCGAGAACGTCATCGGCCTGATCCGGAAAACCTCGACCGAGTCGCAGATGCACACGGCCAAGGGCACCGTTTCCGGAAACAGCCAGCACTTCCAAATCCGGTCGATGTTCTGTCTGGCCTCGATCAACGTCAACCTGCCGACCAAGGCCGATATCGACCGCCTGACCATTCTTTCGATCAAGAAAGCCAAAGAGGGTGACGTCGACAACTGGCCTGAGCTCGAGGCTGAGCTGAACAAGATCGATCAGGACGAAACCATGTCCAGCCGGCTGCTGGCGCGCGCGCTGAAGCTGATGCCGGTCATCCTCGACTCGGTGAAGGTGTTCCGCAAGGCTGCCGCCATCCACTTCAAGGATCAGCGCTACGGTGACCAGTTCGGCACCCTGTTGGCGGGCTGCTGGTGCCTGATGAAAAGCTACGTGCCGCAGGAATATGAGGCACTGGCCATGATCAAGGGCTACAACTGGCAGGAGCACACTGAGGATCAGGATCAGGACGACTCGGCCAAGGCGCTTGAGGCGCTGCTGAGCGCGAAGATTCGTCTTCCGGGTAATCTGGGTGACCTCACGGTCTACGAGCTGATACGCGAGTCGACAACGTCGTTCCGCCACGGTAGTGGCGTTGACATGGACGTGGCTGACCAAACACTGCGCCGTCACGGGATCCTCGTTGAGAGCGGGCGCCTGTTGTTCGGCACCGGCGTGAGCAACCTCAAAGAGCTGATCGCCAAGATGCCCGCCATCACCAACTTGCGCGACCAGCTGCTGCGCGTGAAGGACGCCGATCGAGTGGGCACGAAGAGCTTCAACGGCACCAAGTCAAAATGCGTGTCCATCCCGTTGGTGCCGATCCTCGGCGAAGCGGTAAAAGAGGAGGACGACGGCAAACCGTTCTGATAGCCGTAAACGACAAAGCCCGCAGACGCGGGCTTTTTTGTGGGATGGATTCAGTCTGGCTTGATCGGTCGACCCAGAATACCGAAGTCAGCCCAGAGTGCTTCACGCTCTCCGCAGTGTGTGCATTCACGGATTTTCATGCTGATGTATCGAACCCAGATGTGTTTCTCGGTGCAGGGCGCACCGTTCGGGCGCCACTCCCAGATATCCGTGTTTGGGATCTCGGCCACGGTGCCGGGCGTCCATTTGTCTGCTTTGACTCGCATTGCGTACCCCATAAAAAAGCCCGGCACTGGCCGGGCGGTCTGCAGGTCGGTGTTACGGGATCCAGACCTGCCAAGTGAAGTCGGTCCAGTCGGCGTGCTCGACGAGGGCCTTTTCCAGTTCGGCTTTGGCGAAGGCCGCTGCCGACCAATATGGCATCACGCTGGTGTCCATGCTCAGGCGGATCACCGGGCGCTGCGTGGCGCCGGGCTCGAACGGCAGATCGATGATCAGACGGACATTCCATCGGCGCTGTGCGTTGGTGAAGGTGCGAGGCCCAACAAATACGCCAACGCCCTGCTTGTGCTTGCTATGGACAAAGTTACTCAGGAGCCTCATGCGGCCTCCTGACTGAAGGACCGGGCTTCCTGCCATGTTTCCCAGCGCACCTGCACTCCACGATTGGAGTAGCGGCCACGCCCGTTGATATGCAGACGCGTGACTCGGGCAATCAGGTCTACGCCGTATTTGCGGCAATACCACTGTTCAAAAAGTTCGCGCTCGGTCATTTGTGTGGCGGTCCTAAAATTACTTCAACCTTGACCATGGCGGCCCGGACTCGCGCCCGGCTTGCGGCCGCGTCGATCTTGTTCTGCGCTTCAGCTCGAGCCCAAAATTGTTCCATCTGGACGAACCGATCTTCATGGGACGATTGAGCTGGTGCCGAGGTATTTGCTCGTTTGGAGATATCCCGGTCCATCTGCCGGGCTTGCGGGCTGTCCGCGTATTCGATTGCTTCGCTCATGCTCATTTGCTCAGTTCGATATCGGCATCATTCCAGCCGGCCATCCACCACCCGCGAAGTACTCGGTCAAGACCGGATGGCGGTGAATTGTTCGCATTGCAGGCTCGAGCCTGCTTGCCTTCGGCGTAGGCGTCTTCTGGCTTGACCTTAACGTCACATGGCCCGGTCAGTGCAATCTCGATCCGGCGTAGAGTGACCGCTTCGGCCACTTCCAGACGAAAGGAGTCGGTCACCCTGATCGACTTCCCATGCCCGGCGATGCGCAACCACCCACCACCACCCTCCGCCCGGGCAGCTTGCGTGTAGCTCATCATCAGTGAGCGTTTCACCAAAAGGCCGGGCGAGCAGCAGACAAAGTCAGCGGCGAACTCAGCGGCGAGGAGGCGAATCGTCATTCGAGCATGCAGATAAAGCGATCGCCCATCGATCAGATCCGCCATGACGATGCGATCGTCTGCACGGAACCACTTGACGCTGTCGATTGAGAACTGGGTGATGGTGTCGCCGAGCCGGGCCTTTAGAGCCCTGCGCGCCGCCATTAGAGGTCATGCCCGATGGCGATCGGCTGCATGCGTTTTGCGAAGTCTTCTGGCTCACGGAAAAACAGCTTTCCACTGGCGATATCGCGGTACGCCCGACCAACCAGCCCCTTGGCCTGACCTGCACCGGTAATGGTGCCCAACACGGCATATTCACCGCCCTTGCTAACGCTGGTGAAGCGCTCAACGCCTTGCAGGGCATCACGCTCGGCGGTCACCTTGGTCAGTGCCGCCAATGCCCACGCCATGAGGCCTGACTGATCAACTGGGCGCACGTTGCGGGCATTGCCGACCAGCCAGCTTTGCAGCTCAGCAGCTTCGGCGCTGTCGCGCTTGCGGGCTGCAATGGTGGCCTCATCGACCAGTTGATCCGGCGCCGCGGCGACCATCTTGGCGAAGTTGCTCGCCATGTTTTCGCGGTTTCGGGCTTGGGTCTGGCAGCACTGCGGCTCGATCAAGCCAACAAATGGCGCGTTGGCCATCTCCGGAGTGGCGGTCGTTGGCAGCATTTTCCAGTGAATAGGCTTTTCCATGGTTTTCCCCTTTTTTAGATCGATGAGTGAACGAAGGCGATACCGCAAACGACCAGAATCAGCAGCGCCGAGACCCAGAGATGGGCCTTTGTTATTTCCGCTTCGTGGTGCCGCTTAGTTTGGTTGCGCATCGACTTCGCTCCTGCGTTTATGATGCCCAAATAATAACGCCGTTACTCATATTTGAGCAACGGCGCATGTAGAACTGTTTGGAATATGCAATTAGCTATTTTCGCAATCAACCTTATTAAAACCGGGTGGCAGCGGGATTGGGCTGTACTGCTTGGAAAGGATCATCTGACGCACCTTCTCACATCCGTCCATTGTCATGCTGGGTGGCAATTCGAGTTTCTGAGTCACTACGCATTTTTCAAGTGCAGCGTTGACGCAAGCGGCGAAAATCAGGCTGATCATGGGTTGGCTTCCTTGTTGATTATGGGGCGTTGCAGGCGCCGCAGTTCGGGCAGGCACCATAGTTCTGTGATTCTGTAAGGAATCGACCGCACGGCTCGCAGCGGTAGGTATAACGGGTGCGCTTGCGTTTGAATCGCTTGATACTGGATCCGCTCAGGGCTTCGGCGAGACTCAGCTTTCCTTGATGGACCAGACGCCGGGTTTTCGTCTCGATGTAGGCCACCGGCCAGATGATTTCGTTTTCACTCAGGTGGTTGGCGTGCTCGAGTGAAATGCGGTGCGCCTGCTCGAGCCTTGGAGATGTGCCGATTGGCCACCGCGCCCAGATCAGATCGTTGCCGTTCCACTCACCCTTGACTTGCACCACACACTGGCAGCCTTCGACCAGCATCGGCGCAGCCTCTTCGGCGCGCACATACTGGCAGTCGACGCCGAGGTGTGCGCGCTGGTCGATGTAGGCCTTCGGCCAAGGAATGTCATCGCCGCAGCGATCTTCGTGCAGCTTCTGCGCGCGATCGCGGGTGAATACCTCAGCCTTGTCCAGATCGGTGCAGTAACCGCCGCCCAGCGCCCAGAACATAAGGCCGTCGCCGGTATTGCCGTGCGGGCTCTGCAGGTAAAATTCGTCAATCATTGAGCCACCTCAACGGGCGCCTGCTCGATCGCCGTACCCAGCGCCTTCATCGCCATAATCGCCTTGGCGGCGTGGTTGATCATGTAGAGGTTGCCGTAGACGCTTTCGCGCACTTTCTCAACGCTCTCGTTGTCGACTTCAGCCATGTGCAGGTCATCACCGACTTCCTGCACGAATATCATGGCGGCCTCGGTGTATTCGATATCCTCGGCCTCCTGCATCATGTCGTAGAGGTTCGTCCAGCTCAGGTCAACTTCGTGCTCGCGCATCGAGTCGACAAAGGCCATGACCGCAGCGTAGATCTCACGGGACTGAAGGTCGGTGTTGTTGACCCACTCCGGCCACTTCTCCATTTCCTCATCAGACGAGATTTCAACGATCCGTGAGCAGGCGCCGCTAACCACCTGATCGCGCCAGCGATCCTGATCGAACTCGACCTCTTTGCACTTCGAGTCCAGCTTGCTGTGGATGTAATACTGGACGTCGTTCCCCGCCAGAAACTCCATCCCGTAATGGCTGCCGACCACAAAGGACATGTTTTCGATATCACCGACGACGCTGATTCCGAAGCGGGTGATCAGGATGTCGAAGGCATAAAAGGTGCTGCGCGGATCCTTGCAGCGCCACGCCTCGACCAGCCCTGTCGAGATCTGGGTGTAGCGGTGGTCAAACAGGTTTTCAGCAGCGCGGGCCTTGTAGCGATCTTCGGTCGCCTTGCGTTCGGCGATGTATTCCGCATGTGATTTTTCAGTGTTCATCAGCAATCCCAGTTCAGGCCTTCGTAATATTCTGGAGTACCGCAGTTCGTGTCTTCGATCGGCGCCTCACCGGCGGCGACCAGTTCATCGACCTTTTCCTTTGCCGCCTTGGCGGTGGCCAGTGCGTATTCGAGGTGCCGCAGATGGCGAACCTTGCGTTGCTGGAAGGAATGCAGCGCCTGCTTGCGATCGGCATAGCAGCGCTGAATCCGGGAAGGATCTTTGCTGACCTTGCGGCGCTGTTTCATCAGCCACTTCTCACCGAAAACATGCGCGTTATCAGCTTCGTATTTACTGGCCACGTACCAATAGAACGGCGTCTGACCGACCACCACGAACGTGTCGCAGACCAGCGTGACGCCGTCCGGGCCGCCCTCGGCGCGATAGCGATAGTGGTCTGGTCCAATTTTCACTTTTGTATTCATGCGAATTGTTCCTCGGCTTCCCGCTGCGCGGCCTTGTATTTTTTGAGGGCTTCCTTGTAGCTGGCCTTCGCGGCCTTTTGAGTCGGTGCCCATTCGCCTTCGACGTCGCGTCCGTAGTAGCTGGCATGGCTCGATCGATACATACGGTATGAGTAGCCATTGCTCCAGCTGCCGCGATGTTCGAACTTCGGCTTGTTGATCCCAAGCCACTCATGGAAGTAGAGGCCGCAGTCGTCATGCTGGAACTTGTCATAGTTCGACCGGCGCGGTGGCTTCGGCAGCTTCTCGGTCAGTTCGCCATAGACGATGCCATCGGTTGGGTGATGCGGGCGCGGACGGCGCTTCGGATCATCGTCAAGCACCACGCCGATATAGGCGTTGATGGCGGACATGATGATACCGGGCTTGCCGTAGGCCACCACGCGGCGGCCAACCACGGCTGGCACCGCGTAATATTCGCGGATGTAGGACAGGCTCATTTGACTGGAGCCAGACCGGCCGCCGCGAAGGCTTCATTGACCTTAGCGTTCAGCGTGTCACGGGTGATGGTCTGGACTTTGTAGTCAACCATTTTCTGGATACTCGGTTCCATACCGTCTTGCCACTTGGTCAGCCGCTCCTCGATCAGCTCGACCATTCTGGTTTCAACGTGATCCTTGAATACCTGCTCAACCTTCGCCTTGATGGCGACGGCCAAACCGCCACCCTCACGAACCTCCAGAACCTTCTGCCAGCCTTTCCGCTCGAACAGTAATGCCATGATGCCTTCGGCATCTATTTGCTTGGTGGCTTCGTCGACTTGAGCTTTGAGCACGCCAGTGACTTGCTCGGTCAGCTGGCCCTTAACGAATTTGCCGGCGGCCTCGGCCAGTACAGCGGATTGCAGCTGGACGCGGGCCTCGGTGCCTTCAGGAAACAGCGCGTTCAATGCCGAGGTGTTCAGTCGCAGGATTACTTGTTCGCCAATGTTCATGTGGATTCCTCAGTTAAGGTGCCAGCCATTGCAATACTTGCAGCGCGGGCAAACGGTTTTTGATACGTGAGTGCGGCGGTAGATCTGTTCCACTGCAGCGCGCGCCGTCTCGGCCGAAGTGAAACGGCGGCGCGGGTGGCACAGCGGCTTTTCTTTGACTTCGGCCATGATGGCTCCTTATGCGTAGTCTTCGGCGTCGAAGGATTTCATCGCGGCATCGAAGCCGTCAGGATCCTTTTCGGTTAAGCTGTAATCAGCGACAAGATCAGACCCTTCGCCAAGAATCATCAGGATGCGATGGCTGTTCCCGGCTGCGTTGCTGACCTCGATGCGAACCTCGTCGAGGTTGAAAATCAGCTCCATCGCCGATTTGGCATCAGAAACTTTGGTTTCTTCGTCGCCATCGTCGATCGCGGTGACCTTCCAGCCGTTGAATTCGAGCCACGCCAGCAGGTTGGCAACGATGCGGCGCTCCATCTTTGCGCTGTAGTGCATCTCACGCCCCTTGTAGAGCAGCGCATCGATTTCCAGATCTGGCGGCTCGACCGGCATGAACACGGTCGGCGCCGAGAATTCAAGAGCAGCGCGCGCCTTGTCTGCCAGCGCGGTGTTGCCGGTGGCGTCGTGCAGCGGGATCAGCAGCGCGATCATGGCGCTCAACTGGTTGCGCTGGGCAATCACAGTGGCAAGTTCGGCCTTGAGGTTTTTTTCGGTAGTGGACATGGTTGAATCCTCGGATTGGTGCAGGCTCTGGTACCGGAAAAGCCCCAATTAAGGGGCTTGTGTTTCGAGGACTTCAACGAGTTCGTAACCGTCATCGAAGCCTTCCGCGTAGTGCTCGAAGCGCTCGACCGCTTCGCCATCGCTCTCTGCGTCGCAGTAGAAACGTCGGGCCACTTGGCTGTCGCCAACGGTGTAAATGATCGTATAGCCTTGCATTTCGAACCCCTTAAATCGCTTCGTCTTCGATGATTTCCATGAACAACTTCACGGCCGGCTCTTTTTCCTCGAACGAGCCCTGCATGAAGTCATTGCGCAGAACCGCGTAACGACCAGTGCTTTCAATCTGGCAGAGCCGAACGGCGATGGTGCGCGTCTCGAGCGACACCGCGACCTCAGCGATAACGATCGCAGTGTCGGCAAGGTTGATTTTGATCTGGTCGCGTTTCATGGTGCGGCTCCTTTGGCTGGTACCGGCTTGGCCCCAATCAAGGGGCCGTTGCATCAGAAGTTGTAGTCGTGGAATTTGCAGGGCTTGTCGCTCATGCGGTGCATGCCGTAGGCAGATTTCCAAGTCATGCAGCGGTTCGAGTGCGATGGCTTGACCCGGCGCATGCGGATGACCGGCGCGCTTTCGTCCTGCTCGTAAATCCATTTCTGGGTGTGCTGGTTGTGGCAGTGGCCTGCAAAGCCGCCCGGCGTGATTTCCGGTTTCCAGTCAGGCGAAAGAGTGGCCTTCATCTTGCGGATCTCAACGGTGGTTTCCGAGATCGCGCGGATCACTTCGTAGGGTTCGATATCGGTGTGCAGGACGAGGTTGGCGTAGGCTTCGATGCGTGGAGTGGCTGCAGGCTTGGTCATGGTTGGAACTCCGTGTTCGTGTTTGATGGAGCAATAATAGCCGCATTACTCAAATTTGATCAATACCTTTTTTCGCTTTTTATGAAATTTCTTTCGTTCATCACCGGACTGGAGCAGCGTCGCCTGATACGCCAGCGCCAGCTCAAGATTGGCGGCCTTCTGCTCGGGGGTATCGGTATCGGTCTTCAGTTCACGCAGACGCTCGCTCGCCATGAATCCGCGCTTGGTCAGCGTGTAGCCGGACCCACCGCAGCCCCGGCACTTGATATCGGCATGACGACCAAAACCCCGGCATTGTCTGCAAGGGTTGTGTTCGAAGGCTGGCTTGGCCATCAGTAGTTGTACGAGACGCGGGTTTTCACCGAGAACTCACCGCGCCCGGTCGGCCACGCATCTGCATAAACGCTGGCGCAGCCGCAGCAGTCGTGTTCGTGGTGGCAGCCGTAGCTGCTGTAGTGATCCTCGATCGCGCGGCGTAACCAATGGGAGAAAGTCGTCGGGATCGATGTCTGGTTGCGGTTACCGTTCGCGCGGTTGCGGCGGTATGACTTCCGGGCTTCCAGCATCTGGGTAGCGGTCAGCGACACCACGAAAGCCCGGGTCAGGCCTTCGGATGGATCCTCGCCGTCTGGCGTGTTGATGGTGTAGGGGCCAGTTGCACGGGCGTTGCACACTGGCGCCCACTGGTCGAGGTGCTGGCAAGAGCCAACATAGCTGCGAGTGATGCGGGTTTCGATACGGATAGGCGTTTTCATGAGGTTGCTCCATTTCATGTTCAATGGAGCAATCATATACCCATTACTCAAATATGAGCAAGCACATTCGTTCGCAACTTATCTTCGAACTTTTCATTTCCCGATTCTGCGAGTTCGGCGCGCAACCGAGCAATCTCCAGCTGCAGTGCGTCATCGCCGTTGATGACCTCGCCGTGCAGGTCAATCGCGCTGCGCAGTGAGATCTTGGCGATGGTCCCGGCCTTCATGTTCTCAAACACAAGGCGCGGATCTGCAATCACCTTTTGGATGGCGGCGCCCTGCTCCAGCATCGACACCATGTCGCTCATCACCATCAACAGCTGCGGGCCAGTCAACGGCATATCCGGGTTGATGATGCCGCACTCGATCGCGGCTTTCCCGATCGCGGCAGCGAGGATGTTCCTCTCATCAAGGATGCAGGCCAGATGATCTAGCACGACGTCATCGGCATAGGCGTTTCGGGCTGGCAGCCATTTTGGCGCGCCGGGCAGCAGCTGGTCTTCTACGAAAAACTCCCAGCAGCTGTTATCCGGGCGCTTTGGCCCACGGCGGAACAAGACGCCGGGGAACAGCTCGACTGTCGGGATTGGCTCGAATTCAATATGGTCAATGCTCGAGCCGAGCTGCGTGATCATCACCGCTTTGCACTCATCGCACAGCGCCATTGAACCCAGCTGGCCATCGCCGATCAGTGGCGTCACCTCTTTGGCGATGACGGTTGGAGCTCGAGAGCATTGCTCCATTTTTCGCCCACCGCCGAGCGTGAACGCGTTCTGCCCGGTTGGCAGCAGCGCCTGACAGCGATCGAGGGTTGGGGGAATCAGTGGTTCAGTCATGATTTTGCTCCTGTCGTGCGCGGATTTTATCGGCTCGCTCCATCAGCTGGGCCAGCGCCTTGTGAAACTGCATCCCGGTGCTGATGCAGGTGAATTTAGTGACTCTGTCACCGAGTGCTACCAGCGCCTCCGCAGGATCGCAGATGCGGAAGCAGCGATCGCGTCCGGGCCAGACTACCGGCAGCCATTTTTCGCCGGTGTAGTGCGTGGCTTCCAAGTACCAGCCCGGACCAAAGCGATACTGGAACTCATAAGAGGCGCTTTCGAGGCTCAACTCGATCGGCTTGACCTCGAACCAGTCGAGAACTATGTCGTGGCGGTTGACGATCGCGGTTTTCGGTTTCTCGGTGCTCATGCTCACAGCCCGTGGTTGGTCGATTTGAAATGGTGAGTGCAGAAGACGCTCGCCACGCCTCCGTCGTAGGTGTAAACCTGCCGCCATGGCAAGCCGACCTGTTCGCACTTCATCGCCTCGGCAATGATCGCGTCGTTGGTCATGTGCGTCGGGCCGGCGCAGCCGCTCAGGGCGAGCAGGGTCAGCAGTGCGATCAGGGTTTTCATGGTGACGCTCCTTACTGGGTGGGTTGCGTGCGTTGCGATTCCAGCGAGGCTTGGCAGGCCCGGTGGCGGACTTCGTCAATCTCGAACGCCGGGCGCAGGTCGGTGGGCAGACGCTCGCCGGTGCTGACCAGCCGGTTGATTTCGGCAACGAGCGCCTTGGTGTCGAGCAGACGCTCGAACTTTCGGCCAATGATCGGCACGGATCCGTGCTCCGGGAGATCTGCGCCATGTTCAAACAGCGTCCAGCCGATAGTGTTTCGGCCAATGGCGTGAAAGAATCGGCCACCCAGCACCGTCGAGCGCTCGCGGCTGCCGTGGATGGTGAACAGCATCTTGCCGGACGTGATCTGCTTGTATGGCTTGCCCGGGTTACCGCAGGCGATGCAGTTCTTGCTTTTCGGGTTGATCAGGGCGCAGCGCGAGCACTGGACGAAGTCCCAGCGCACCTTGCCGTTGGTTTCAGTTCCCATCTTTCGATTCCTGCTGCGAGGCCACGAACTCAGCCAGCAGCTGCTGACGCTCGGCTTCGGCCTTCTTACTGTCGATGCCGAAAAACTCGGCGATGAATTCAAGCTTGCCGCGCGGGCGGGTGGCCACATGGAGGCTATCGGTGCCTTCGTGGTATTGAGCCAGAATGATGCCCTGTTCCTGCAGCCACTCCAGAAACTCGCCGATCTTCTGGCTGCCAGCGGCCTTGGCTTCGACTTCCTTGGCCAGCTCAGGGAAGCGCGGTTCGCAGGTGCTGTAGTGGGTGACTGGAATCGGCTCAATTACGCCGCCGGCCAGATGTTTTGCGCGCCCCCAGTTGAGGTCACCTGCACGGGCTTCATTCTTGAAGCCATCAGACCATTCAACGATGACGCGATCGTTCTTGTCGACCGGGTAGACGCCATGATCAGCGGTGTTTTCGTGGCGAGTCCAGACCATCTGCTCACCCTTCAGCGCGTGAAAGCGTTCGTTCTTCATTGCTGGTGTTCCTGTTCAAGTTGATCACGGATGATGCGGGCCGAGCGGGCGAGGTAGTAGGACGCGGCTTTCTGCCAGCCAATCCAACTGTCGTCGGTGCCACGGTCGAAGTAGTGCGAGAACTGGCCGTTTACCTTCACGGCGCCGAGCGGCCAGCCCTCGGATTTTGCGTAGGCCTCGAAGTCGGTGCGCGAGCTGCACATCAGCTCAATGATTTGCGGCGGCTTGTGCGACGGGATCAGGCGTGGAGTGGTGGCCATCAGTTCGCTTCCCATCCGGATGCAGCGGCGATATCTGCCGGGATCTGGACTACGGCGCCGAGCTTCGACATAACGACCGCACGGCACACGGCGAGGAGAACGGTTTCGCAGCCATCCTGATCGGCGGTGGGCGCGCCATCATCACCGTAGATTTCAGCGTCCCAGCCGAAAGGCTCAACGTCTTTAACCGGTGCAGACAGCCAGACATGGTACTTTTCGATCAGCGGGCCGCCGATTTCCCAGTCGAGCGGATCCCAGCAGCCATGGTCATCAGTCCACATGTTCTGAATGCCGGGGCCGTCCTCGAGCCAGCACCAGCGCAGCTGATCAGCCAAACCCTCGGCACTGGCCACCGCGTAACGCAGCGCCGGGCCGGTCAGTTTGGATGTGCGCATCGAGACCATTTCAACGGGCTCAGGTTGCGGTGCTTTGTCTCGAACGGTATCCGGCATGCCGAGGCGTAGCACGTTGCCCGCCACGTCGAGAATCATGGCGAACGGCTTCTTGCTGCGAGCGATATCCATCACGCGCTGATCACGGGTGCGGTTCGCCAGCCGGGTCTCGTATTCCGGGCGGCTCTCGCCTTCGCGACGCGGCTCCGGAGCAGGGGTAACGGCGGCAGACACGAACCGGCCGAACATGGTGTGGCTCGCGGTCGGCTTGGCTACGATAACGACCTCGACTTCGGGCAACTTGGTATCCAGAAGGACTTGGCAGGTGGTCAGCACCATCAGCGAGCCATGCTGGAAACGCTCGATGTTCACGTCGCGCTCGGCGCGGTTCTGGCTGGCCAGCACGGCGGCGGCTGGAACTCCGGCGTTGGTGAATTCTGCGGCGACCATTTCGCAATGCTCGGCTGTGTTGCAAAACACGATAGCGCGCTTGCCGTTGGAATACTTGAGGTACGGGGCAACAATTCTCTGGGCGATGCCGACGCCCGGCGGCACATCATCAAGGTTGATAGGCGATGCCATGTATTTAACCGGGGTCAGATAGCCCTGATCGATCAGAGCGGCCATGGTGACGGATTCGAGTGGTTCAACGCGGGCCTTGGTCATTTCGATGCTCCTTGAATTTGGACTGGTGCGCCGCCTTCGACGCGAACGGTGTTGCGAACCACGGTCAGGATGCTGCGATCGCTGAAGTAGTAGCGATCCTTGTCGGCGCGGTGGTCGCGGGTCATGTGTGAGCACTGGGCCTGCGCGGCGCGGCGGACTTTGCCGGCGGTTTGGTGCTCGCGGTTGATTTTGTTCGCAGTGCTCACAGTTGAGCCTCGCTGCCGTCGGAGTTGCGGAAAGTCAGCACGACAGCATCGCCATTCGCGTCTACGGATGGTGTTTCGATTCCGCCTGTCAGCAACGCGGTGTTGATTGGGCCACCGATGTTTAGCGGAACGCCGAAGTACTTTGCCAGCATCGCCGTGGTCATCATCGACGCGCCTTCCCCCGCGCCCCCTTCCCGGGTAAGAAGCGGCAGCGAATCGGGCGACCACTGGATAACTTCCCGTGCAGGTGACTGACGCTTGCTGCGACCGAGGCACTGGACATGCAAGGTCGGCGACTGGATCGGGCGAACATCACGGTGGCAGAAGTGGCGACCATAGACGCTCATGCCCAGCACCGAACCATCAGGCCGGCGGTAAACGGTGGCGCCGATCGAATTCTGGTAGGAAGCGATCAACATGCCGGCCTTGGTGTGGCCGATGATCAGGCGGTCGAGTTCGAGCTGGGTGATCTCGCAGATGAAGCCAGCGGAAAGCGCGGTCTTGCGTTTGATCATGCCCCAAGCCTCGGCCGGGAACATCAGGCCATCACCGGCGTCAACGTATTCCTGCGCGATGGATGCGGCCGGCTTGTTGGCGAGGGCCAGCGCGCCGCTGATGTCCTGCAGTTCGTTGATCAGGTCGCTGACTGGTGCGGCGATATCGACTGGCTTCATGGTGATGCTCCCTTGTTGGTACCGGTTAACCCCCAGTTAAGGGGGTTGAGGTGGGCGGGGTTGGTTAGGTGCGCGAGACTTCGACTGAGTGAACCATTTCTGACTTTTCACCAACACTTCCAGCAATTTCAGAATCTTTGAAAAAGGCGGTGAACGCCCGCTCTACCGAAAGAGCAAAACCACCGGTATTCGTTGGAAAAGTAAAAATTGCCTTTCCTTTTGCATCCTTGAAAATTACTTGCTTCATGGCTCTGCTCCGTTGTGCGTTTCAATGGAGTGATTGTAGGCGCATTAATCAAATATGAGCAAGCGCCTTTTGCGGATTTATTGATGAACGGCTGTTTTCAGCGCAGCGCCTGCATTGCGAGAGCGTGGAATTTCTCGAAAAACAGCGGCGCGAGCGTGTCGTAATCCGGGCGGCCGATCAGCGGGAAACCGATCTCCAGATCAAGGTTGTCGGTCAGGCTTTGGGTGTGATCGTGGACGGCGGTGCATTCGGTTCGGTAATGCATCCGGGCGAACTGCTCCTCGACACCTTTCACCACAGCGACATAAAAGGTGCTCATTTCGAGGTGGCGGGTACCCTTCTCGGCGCCGTTGATGCGGCCATCAGCGTTGCTCATCAGGTAGCGGTTGACGGCGAAGGACAGGTGCAGCCAGATGGCGTGCTTGAATTGTTGCTCGAGAGTCATGAGGTTGCTCCGGGGTTTGTTGGTTGTTGTGCCCGCAGCCAGCGCGCGTATCGGCTTTCAGGCTGGCCCGCTGGCAGGGTACGTTCGATCATCTGCACCAGCGCCAGACGCAGCGGGAACGTGCCCTGCATCAGAACGGTGGTGCGCAGTTCGTGCCGGGCGCCGTTGGTTGCCTTGGCAGTGATGGCAGCGATGGCATGGAACATCTGGTCGGTCGGCTCGATTCCGTAGGAACGCAGTTCCGCGTCGACCAGCCAGCGCGCTGGGCCTCGATTCAGCTTTTCAAAGGCGGCCTCGATCGCCGGGCAGGTCTCCGGCACCATGTCGAACGACAGGGCTTCAGCCGGAGTGACCTTTGTATCTTCGCGGAATGCCATGGCGACCTATTCCTTTGGCTTGCTGATCGTGGCGAGGTTATAGCTGCGCAGCAGGTCTTTCTTGATGGCTGCGATTGTTCCAGCGCTGAGGCCATCGCGGATGACGACCGGGTTGATGATTTCGCGGCCACCCAATGCAGTCAGCTGGATCAAGACGCCGGACCCGGTCAGGGTATCGCCGGCCTTTTCGATTTCACGGCTGGCAGCAGCGTAACTGCCGGCGAGCTGGGCTTTCAGCTCGATGTTCTGGCGCGCCAAATCCTGATAGGTCGGCTTTTTCGGTTTGGTGCTGGACATGGAGGATCTCCTTGGTGGTACCGGAAAAGCCCCGGGAAGGGGCTTTGGTGTTCGGGCGGTGGCTATAGAAAGAAGCCTTCGATGACCTGCAGGGGAACGCCTGTCTTTTCGGTCCACTCAGCGGCGTAGGCTTCCGCTGCTGCCTTGGCCTTGACCTTCTGTTCCTCGTTGCCATCGGTGTACTGGAACACTTTGCAGCCATCCCAGCCGGCGGCTTTCAGCGTTCTCTCTTGCTCGCGGCGGCGTTCGCGGCCACCGCCGATGACGTTCTGTTCTTCGGGAAGGCGGTAGCGGACGCGGGCGGCATAGTGGGAAAGGGTTGGCATTGGGTGTGGCTCCGTTGGTGGATTTGTTGATAGATCAGCGGCCGCCGAGTGCGTAAACCTCGAACTTGTTACCCTTCCGCCGAACGCTCATGGCCGCGCGGTTATAGCCATGGGCTGAGCACTCTTTACTAAGGAACGCATAAGCCTTTTTCATCGGCAGCGGTTTCGTCATTGCGTTCAGCTTGGCCGAGGTGGCGATCATGAAGTTCACGTAATCGATTACTGGCTGCTGGTAGGGCCGTGGGGAATGCTGCTGGGTATGCAGCTTGCGATGCTCCTCGCGCTCGGCAAGTTCGCCGATGGTGCCTTTATTGAGCGGATCCGCAGCGCGCCATTCGATGGCGTCGGACTCTACCCAGAACTTGGCTACGATTACGCCCGCTCGGTAGCCGACCCATACGCTACTGGCCCCGGGCTTTTTCAGTTCTTCGATGGTGCGGAAGGCTGGGGCTTCTTTAGCCGGCTCGGCAACTGGTGCTGCTGGTGCTGGCGCATCGCAGGTCATGTCGTAGTGATCGGCGATCAGGGCAATGGCTTCGGTCTTGGTCAGCGACTTCGGAGTGGCGGCCAGATACTGAGCATTGGTCAGCACCCAGCGGATGCGGGACTTGCCAACGCTGTATTTGAATGCGCAGCGCAGTACGCCGGAAGTGACGCGGCCGTTCTCACGGTATTCGATGCCCATGGTGTCCACGCCGGATTCCTTGGCGCGGTTGATCATCTTGTCAGCGGTGATTTGAGCAGCTTCTTGATGAGTGTTCATGGTCGTTTCCCTGTTCGGTTGATTGCTTGGATGGGTGAATCATACGGCGTTACTCAAATTTGATCAATGCCCTTGTGATAACAATTCGTTCTAAGCCAAAAGCCCCCAGCCCCAGCGAGGCATATGCCCTCACGGCCTGACCGCGCCGCCGAACGGACACATTTGCACATATCTAAAAAAGTTCCGCGTCCAAAATGGCTAACGGACGACCTGACCGCCATGGTCACCCGCCCGCCGACCCCCTCGCGCACCCAAAACGGAACCCCTCGCCATGGGTGGATTGCGGTCGATTTGAGGGTGCTGGTCACCCAAAAGGAGCGGTTACCGGGTCGGTTTTTGGTGGTAACCGGTTACCGGAAGGGCAAAGGTAACCATGCTCAGATATGAGTAAGCACACCTGTAAATGCTGGGCAGTTACCGGCAAAGTTACCTCCGGTTACCGCTACACGGTTACCTTTGATGCAGTTACCTCGAAACCGCCTGCAATTGCTGGGGTAACCGATTTGCGGTTACCGCCGGTTACGCCGCGTATTTGATGATAGCGCCAGCAATATAAGGGGTAACCGAGGCATGTCAGTTTTGCGGTAACCGGGTAACCCGGATCGAAAGCAAATATAAATTAACCCTCGGAAATATCATCCCTGACATCACCCCCTACAACCCCCTCCAAAAATTACATGGTTATATATATCCAGTTACTGGTTACCTTGACCCTTATTATTATTATTTATTGAGTATCTAGTGATATATATAAAGGGCTTTTTGGGGTAACCAGAAAGGTAACCAAGGGGTAACCCGACCGCTTTTCCGGGGTTACCCGGTTACCTCTGGCAAAACACGGGGTAGCAGCTTGCCAGTGCGCGCCGCAGGCTTGCTTGTAATCGCTGAATGGTTAATCATTCTTGGGGTACACCACCCAACCCGACGAACGGTGATTGGATCCCGAAGCCAAACCGCATGGATAACCGTATGATCGCCGGAAATCCCATTGACCCACAGGTGGCAGTGATGCAATCGAAACCGATTGAATACTTCACGTATCCCGAGCTGCCTGATCGTCCGATGTTCGAGTGCGCAGCACTCAGGGCAACCCTGCAAGTCGAGCGCTGTGCAGGTATGTGGACCGAGGCCAATGGGAAGAACCCGCCGGAACGTCTGGCCAAGTGCCGCAACTGCCCGATCGGCGCGCTGCATGCCGGGGAAGTGGAGTTCGACGTGTCAGTGCTGCGGGGAACCGGGATCTGTTCACGGTGCCACCGGGGCGGGATGCGGTTGATCGGGGGTGATATCTGCGTCAGCTGCTGGAACAGGGCTCGCGAAGTCATCGTCGGACGCAATGCCAAGGGCAAACCGCCCAAGATTCACCCGCCGCTGGCACCACGGTCGATCACCGTCCGGTCAGGCGGCCAGAACATCACGATCAAACGTGAGCACTCGGTCAGCACCGATGAGCTGGTGGTGGCCGGTTTGAGAGATTGCACCCGGCAGGTTTTGTTCGGATTCAGTGCAACGAGAAAGGTTCCTATTTGCGTCCAAGGGGAGTTATTTTGATGGAAGAAATTAAAAATTGCGCGAATTCCCAGAATCCGGGCAGCGTTATCGACTTCGATGCCGAAAAACGTGCGCGCGAGGCTAAGTCTGACCAATCTGCGCAAGAACCAGTCTTCACGCTCATGCCGCACATCTGCCGCCACTGCTTCGGTCGATTGGCGAGCCGTTTGAACGATGGGCTGCAGGAGTACCGCTGCACGAATTGCGAGACGGTGACCGTGGCCCTTTCGCATGAGGAGGCCTGCTGCTGCGGGATGAAGATCCGCAAGCGCAACGGCGCCGGGCGCAGTGGTGGCCCGATGGTCGATGCGGGGATCCGCTGCATCCCAAATCCAGAGAAAAGTCCAGCATTTCCAAGCGCTTACGTCGCTTGCGAGGTGGTCAAAATCAAGCGCCCCTGATTCGCAATCAGGGCGTCTGCAACAAAAAACTCTTATAAATCAACGTCATTGCGTGCGCCGCTGGATTCTAGGGCGCACATAGGGCGCAGATCTTTTTCGCTTAATCCGGCGCATTTGCTAAGGCATTGATCATATTTGATTGATATACTGGCGCCCTTCGCTGCACTCACGATTCGGGGGAACACCATGGATTCATCACCGCAACCACGCCTGCCAGTTGTGTACATCGCCGGGCCTTACCGCGCCGCGACGCAAGCCGGCATCGAGCTGAACATCCAAGCCGCTCGGTCGATGGGTCTGCAAGCCATTCGCCGTGGCTGGTCGCCGATCATCCCGCACTGCAACTTCGCGCTGCTGGATCTGGTCGACCCTGCCATTGGCGACAGCTTCTGGCTGGCCGCGACCATGGAACACATGCGCCGGGCCGACGTGGTGCTGCTGGTGCCGGGCTGGGAGAATTCGACCGGCACTCAGGCCGAGGTGCGGGAAGCGCGCCGCCTGAACATCCCGGTTTTCTACGCGCTGGACAAACTCACGGACGGCGCCGAGTACATGGTCCAGTGCGCAAAGATTCGTGACTTGGTCTCCGTCGTGATGGCAGGTTCGCAGGCATGAACACGACCACCCAACCCTTCACACTGCATCTGGGCGACTGCCTCGATGTGCTGCGCACTCTGCCGGATAACTCGGTGGATAGCGTCGTGACCGATCCGCCGTATGCGTTGCCCGGCGGTTTCATGGGCAAAACATGGGACAACTTCGACGGTCGCGAGGATGCTGGGTTTGGTTACTGGCTCGCCGGCTTCACCGATGGTGAGGGCCATTTCCGCGTCCAGAAGCACGAACGCGGTTCGCACACTTGCGTATTCCAGATCAAGACTCGCGACGATGATCGCGCCGTGCTTGAGCGCATCAAGCGCTTCCTCGGCGTCGGAGTGATTTACGAGGGCGAAGGCAGCGGCAATGCCAACCCGCAGTGCGCATACATCGTCCAAGACAAGGAGGGCTGCGCTCGCGTTGTCGCCTTGTTCCGCAAGTACCCGCTGACCGCCAAGAAGGCGCTCGACTTCGAGATTTGGGCCGAGGCTGTCGAGGAGTGGCTTGAGCGACCGAGAGGCAATCGTTGGCAGGGTATGGCTGACCAAGCGCGCGCTGCATCGCTGAAAGCTCGACTCGAAGACGTTCGCCGATACACGGGAATCCCTTGGTCTGGGCATAACTTTCAAGATTGGGTGCGCCAATGGGCAACCGAGTGCCTTCGAGTGCTGAAGCCCGGCGGCCACATGCTGGCTTTCGGCGCTCCGCGCCAGTATCACCGCCTTGCGGCTGGTATCGAGGACGCCGGCTTCGAGATCCGCGACCAGATCATGTGGGTGTTCGGCTCAGGCTTCCCGAAGTCGCACAACCTCAAGGGTGACCACGCTGGTTGGGGCACCGCGCTCAAGCCAGCACACGAACCGATTTGCATGGCGCGAAAGCCGCTGATCGGCACGGTGCTGGCAAACGTTACGGCGTTCGGGACTGGTGCGATGAACATCGACGCCTGTCGGATCCAGACTGGCGACAACCTGAACGGTGGCGCTTACGTCGACGGCGGTCGTAAGTCGGTCTCGGATTCGATGCGTCAGGGCAGCGGCATGAACGCCGTTGGCTCATCGGCGGGCGAATACGTCCAGCCCTCCGGTCGATGGCCAGCCAACCTGATCCACGATGGCAGCCCGGAGGTGGTGGCGATGTTCCCCGCCGAGGCCGGCGCATCTGCTCCGGTCAAGGGCTCCGAGCCAACCGCCAATGGATTCAGCGGGTCTGTGAAGTTCAGCGGGTTGATTGGGCGCGTCGAGGGCGCATTTCACGGTGACAGCGGCAGTGCCGCACGGTTTTTCTACTGTGCCAAGACCAGCCGACGCGACCGCAACGAGGGGCTGGTCGATCCCGGGCCGCAGTTCAAGCGCGGCACCACGCTACGCAAGGTCGAGAACACCGACACCAAGGGCAACAACCATCCGACCGTCAAGCCGACTGAGCTGATGGCGTACCTGCTGCGACTGGTCACGCCGGTTGGCGGCACAACGCTCGATCCGTTCCTCGGCAGTGGTAGCACCGGCAAGGCCGCGATGCTCGAAGGCTTCGAGTTCATTGGGATCGAGAAGGAAGCGCCGTACATGGCCATCGCCAGCGCGCGGATCTGTCACGCTCACGCCGCTGCCGTCGCCGCCGCTGATCTGGCGGACGCTGTCGCCAACCCAGTGCAGGCCGACCTGTTTGGGCTGCTGGCATGAACGCCTGCAGCTGGATTCACGATGTGGTCACGCTGGCCGATGGCCGCAAGATCGCCAGCAACAGCGAGGAGTGGCGCGCCGAGTGTGAGGCGCGCCACGTCCTGCGCATGAACCACACGGCGCGCACTGAATTCATGGCGTTCATCGAGCAGCGACGCGGCGCTTCTGCTGCCGAAAGCCTGCGCGCCTGCATCGAGGCGACCGAACCTGCCTACGTGCTGGAGCTGCCGAACAAGGCCCAGCGCAACGCCTATCTGCGCACGGTCGAGCTGAATCAGGGCGAGAACGCATCCGAGCACCTGCGCAACCGCTGCATGGACTTGCATGGCCAGCGTGAAGCCGCTTGTGCAGCGTCTGCCGCGTAACGCATAATTGAGCAATGACGCCGTTATCCCAACGGCTAACGGTGAATACATGAGTAATTTTGACTGCGCTGGCATCGACCCGATCATTGTCCTGCTGATGTTCTACATCGCTGCGCGCTATGGCTTCCGCTGCTGGAACCGGCTGATGCGCCACCTCAACGTTCGCAAGCACGGATGGCCGCCAGAACACCTCGCCGCTGATGGCGACTTCCGGAGGGGCGGCCAATGATCATCCCAGTGTTTGCCTTGATGTTCTTGGCCCAGCATATCCTGCGCGGGCCACGCCGATGAGACTGCAAGTGATGGCCGTCACCGGCCGCTTCCAATACGCATGGACCAACGTGCGGAATGTCCGTTCTGGCTACCTGCGTGCCCAGCAGTGCGATGACCGTGGCAAGGATCGGCTCTACTGCCGCATTCGGTGGCTGAAATGAAAATCCTTGTCCTGCTGTACGCGCTGGATCTGCCGATCGAGTTCGAGATTCGCCGTCACCTGCTGTTGCGTATCCGGGGGCTTCGATGAGCCTGACCGGTCGCACCAAGTACCGCACCGGCTGGTTCGGCTGGCTGATCCTGCAGGTTGAGGTGATCGATCGCCGCTACGACGACGAGGGTGAAGCCATCTGGCGAGACGCCAAGGCTGAAGACTTCGCCCCCAACCACGTCCGCCAGATCTTTCGTGATGCTCCAATGCCCTACCCGGGCCAGCGCCCACAAACCGAGCAATAGACCATGACCCAAACGACCACGATGAAACGCCTGTACGCCGACGATGGCAGCTACGCCGGTGTCGCCGAAGTAACCACCGAAAACTGCATGGTCGCGCTGTACCGGCACCGCCCGGGCGCCCGTATGGAACTGACCCGTATGTCCATGGCCGTGCGCCTTGGGATCACCCGCATTCTTCTGGAGCGCCGCGCATGACCGTCATGAAAACCGAGATCTTCGAAACGCTCAATCAGCGGATCACCGTCGAAACGCCCGTGGTCACCCGCGAGCAGCTGCACGCCGCGCTGAGCTGCTTCGTGGGGCGACTGGTTACGCCAGAGCTTAAAAGGGATATGCAGGTGACGGTCGCTACGCTGCTCGCGCCGAAGATCACTATCGAGGAATGCTCGCCGCCGAGCAGCCTGCTGATCCACCTGCCGCTCTACCAGCACATCTCGGTCGGGCATCGTCAAGTACGCGCGCTGAAGGTCGCCGCCGTCATCCCGAACCCGCGCGGCATCGAACTGCACTTCGAGAACACCCGCTACGCGCCTATTCAGGTATCCAACCGCTGGAACATCGACTGGGCGCCAGAGCCGGGCGGCTACTACGGCCATGCCCAGAATGGCGAGCCGTTCTACATGAGCGCCGATGGCTTCAACGAGAACTACACCATGATCGAGGTCGGCGCATGAACCTGCCCCGCGCGCTCGACATCCTGATTCCTCGCTTCATGACTGAGGACGCAGCAGTTGATCTCCACTTCTGCGGTCAATGCAATAAGCCGCACCCGCAACCGGTCTGTTCGATGAAGGATATCGAACCCGGGGAAGTCTTCGCGGGCATCATGACCGTGCGGTTCTTCAACCTGTTCGGCCTGTCGCTGTTCCCGCACTATGACGGCGTGATGCGACCATGGGTCAACCCACACGACAAGGCTGAGCCCTGATGGCGAAGGACATTGATGAAACTCGGCAGGACCGGTCGGCCGACCGCGACGCCATTCAAGCGCAGATGGATGAGTACCTGCGCCATGGGGGCCTGATCAGCAAGTTGGACTGGTCGGGCAAAGTGATCGGCCTTGAGACCGAAGCGCCGTCCGCGCCGCGCCAGATCCCAAAGGGCATGAACTTCAATCCACCGATCAATAGCGATCGAACGGCAAAGCTTGCTCCTACAGTGCCAGCCCCGGCCAGCAAGGCTTTGCCCGTCAAAAAGGTCGAGTTCGCTCCCATAGTGGAAATCGCACCGGCGGTGGTCACTCGCCGGGTTAAGCCTGCGCCGACCGCCACCATCATCGACATCGTGCCTGAGCTGCGCCGCATCCGTGCAGAAGCCCAGCGCGCACTGGCCCGGCTGAATGCTGCTGCCGAAAGGCGAATCGCGTGACAACCCTGACCAGTGATCAGGGCGTCAGCGGCGCAAACCACCGCAGACGCTGACCGCCTGCACAACCACCGACAGTTCGGGCGCCATAAGGGCGCGAAGCCATGGAGAACCGTATGATCGAGACACCTGAAAACTGGGAGGTGCTGGCCAAGTCGCTGAACGATCCGTGCGCCAGCCACCAGTGCAAGACCTGCAGCGGCAAGGGCATTCACAACTGCCCCGGCTCGAAACCGGCGCCAGTTCGCTCGATTGCCGAGGATGAGGAACTGCTGGCCAAGGCCGATCGATGAGCAGCGTATTCCACGGCGAGCCGGGCGGTCATGCACGGTCTGTGCGCGACGTGACCTTCGGCACACCGAAGCGGCCATCGACCGGAACTGTCAAAGGCCATAAGCCGCTGCTGACCGACGCCGAGATCCTTGAAATGCGTGCGCTCAGTGAGTTCTCCGGATGGACTCGCGAGCAGCTTATGGCGCGTTTCGTCGTCGATTACGACATGGTTTACCGCGTGCTGTCGGGCGTGACCCGATCGCGCTTGGTCGCCACCCGCAAACACCTACCGAAGAATCTGGAGCCCGCATGATCGACAAAGAGCTTTCGCTGATCGTCTACCCGGTTGAGGTTGGGGATGAACCCCAGTTCTGGGTTGCCGAGTCCCAGCACTTCAAGTACCTGCATCCGCTCGACGGCAAGGAGGAGACTTTCCGCTTTCAGCAGAAGGGCGACACCGCCGATGAGGCGCGGCAGAACGCGCAGAAGCAACTGGACTGGTTCAATGGCGATCGAGGCAACTGCATCACCGAGATCCAAGACTTCACCGCCGAGCAGCTGGCCAAGGTGACGCCGGTATGAGCCAAAGAGCGGAGTACCTCGACTACGCGACTCTTGACAGCGGAATGATGCATCGCGTGCGGGTGCGCGCCGAGACCGTCGATATCGGCCCGGCGAAGGACGTTCCTTGCGGCCCGGTAGCTGTCGCCCTGAGCCACTTGAACTACGGCTGGTATTCGTGGCGCCAGAAAGCCGAGTTCGGATTCATGCGGCTGGTTCGTCGCAAGCCAGTCGCGGCACAAGCGGCCGCACTCATCTCGCACGACCGGATCCTCAACGGGCAGATTGCGTCGCGCGGGTTGGTTTCTTTTTACATCACCTGATACGGAATCAGGGCGTCACGCAGTAGATAAACCAATAAACACTGATGATTTCAACGCAACACTTCACTTCGGGCGCCGAGAGGGCGCAAAAACCAAGGGGTATGCATGAACACTCAAGACAAGTTGAATATGGCTTCAGCACTCGGCAACACCATCGCCGGGCTTCTGTCGGTTTCCCAAAACAATAGCTCTGCCGTGCAGGCATCTGTTTGCAGCCTGATTACCGCAATGGCAGCCAAGGCTCAGGGGCTCTTGACTGCTGATGAGCTGAAGATCACCGCAAAAAGTCCGGAGGATGTCGCCGAGATTGTTGACGCCTATCGAGGATTCGGTGCTGGCATCGCTCGCGAACTCCTGTCCGCTGAGGGCGCATTCCACTCCTCCGACTGCTCGACCAACAATCGCGGCGTACCGGAACTGCTCGGCAAGTGCGACTGCTCGATCGCGCCGTGTGAGCACAACGCCCCAGCCGCCGACTGCCCGTGCATGAGCGAGGGGACGAGAAATCAGGGGTTGGGTCACAACATGAACTGCAACTTCGAGCACTTCCTCGCCTACACTGGTCTGCACAGTGAGTCGCCTGAGACCATCGCCAAGATCAAGATCGGCTTCGCTGATCAGTGGCGACCGTGCGATCTGGTGGCAGAAGTTGAGTTCGTTCCGGACGATATCGGCAAGGCCGCCCCGATAATTTCCAGCGCCGATCTGGTCGAGTACCTGAGTGGGCGATATCAAGCCGGCCAGATTGATCATGTGGTGCGCGTCGTCAGCAGCGGCATGGGGCAGGCCTCGTTCTACATTCGCCCGCACAGCGCCAATGGCGTTACCTCGCAATTCTTCGCCGTCAAGGCCTGATACGCTCTCCCCGCCGGCCCATCCGTGGCCGGCCTTCCCCTGCGTCGTCGTGACAATACCCTCGCTCAATACCCTACCCAACCCACGGACTGAATAGTGTCAAACGACGATCTCGAAACCACGATTGCGTATGCCCGCGCGCTGTACGAGGGCACGCACGGCATGACCATCTCAGAGCTGTCTGAGATCACCCAGATCGCCCCGCGCACGCTGAAGATTTACAGCAGCGACCAGAAGTGGAAAAAGGAACTCGAAACCAAGACCGGCGCGACCACGCAGAAGGCTGTCGAGGCCGCCGCGCATTTCTCCGGTCAGCAGCTGATGCGCGAGAAGGAAGGCGAGGACACGCCGGCCGAAGACAATGCGCTGGTCGAGCCTTTGCCATCTGAGCGCGACGAGCTGCTGAAGCGGCACAAGGCCGAATGGAAAGTGCCGCGCACCATGGCGAACGAGTCGGTGAACCTGCGCACCACGAATCCGATGGCCGCATTCGAGCGCGCCAAGATGGCCAAGATCACCGCCGAGAGCCTGAAAATCATTCAGGACGGTGAGCGCCGAGCCTACGGCATCGATAAGCCGGACGGCGACCATACCCTGCTTCTGCAAAGGACCTGATCGATGGACATGAAACAGATGATGGGGCTCGACGTCGAGATCCCGCAAATCACCCTGCGTCCAATCGACAGCATGGTCGCCTACCACAACAACTCGCGCACGCACTCGATCGGTCAGCTGGCCGAGATTGGCGCAAGCCTGCTGGAATTCGGCTGGACCAATCCGATTCTGGCCGATGCGCTGGGCACCGTCGCCGGCCACGGACGCACCATGGCCGCCGCCGAGCTGTATCGCCAAGGCAAGCAGATCCTGTTCCCTAACGGTTCGCCTATTCCGATCGGCATGGTGCCGGTGGTCGACTGCACCGGTTGGAGCGATGCGCAGCGCCGCGCCTACATCATCGCCGACAACAAGCTGGCCCTGAACGCGGGGTGGAATATGGAGCTGCTTAGCATTGAGCTGACCGAACTGGGCGAGATCGGTTTCGACCTGTCGCTTACCGGCTTCAACGAGGATGAACTCGCCGACATCCTCACGATCGAGGAGCAGGAATTGCCGGACGCTGATCCTGATGCGGCGCCCGCGCTTGAGGACAACGCCGTTTCCGTGCTCGGCGACGTCTGGGTACTCGGGCCGCACCGGGTCTGCTGCGGCGACAGCACCAGCCTTGATGACTGGGATCGCCTGATGCAGGGTGAGCGCGCCGACATCTGCTGGACTGACCCGCCGTACAACGTGGATGTAGGCCGGAAAAACCGCCTGATGGATACCGTCGATGGCCAGTCGCGCGCGGCAACCGGCTCGCTGAAGAACGACAAGATGAGCGACGCCGACTTCGGCGAGTTCATGCTCGACTTCTACAAGGCCACGATCGAGCAGCTGAAGGCCGGCGCGCCGATCTACGTGGCGCACGCCGATCGCACCGGGGACATTTTTCGCAATGCCTTCATCGCCGCCGGCTTCCACTTCAGCCAGACGATCATCTGGCGCAAGAACAACCATGTGCTCGGCGTGGCCGATTACCAGTCGATCCACGAACCAATCCTGTACGGCTGGCGCCCGGGCTCGAAGCACAAGTGGCACGGCGGCCGCAAGAACAAGACCGTCATCGAGATTGGTGAGGGTGGCCCGATCAGCCAGACCGAGGATGGCCGCTGGGTGATCAAGGTCGGTGATCAGGTGCTGATCGTCGATGGTCAGGCCACCCTGCAGGAAAGTCAGTCGTCGATGATCTACGAGCCGAAGCCGGCCAAGTCAGGCCTGCACCCAACCCAGAAGCCCGTTGCACTGGTCGAGCGGATGCTGAAGAACAGCGCTCGCGGCGGAGATCTGGTGGTCGACGCGTTCGGCGGTTCCGGTACCACGCTGCTGGCAGCCGACCGCATGGGTATGTCTGCCCGACTGATGGAACTCGACCCGCGCTTTGCCGACGTCATCGTGCGGCGCTGGCAGGATTACACCGGGCGCCGTGCGTGCCATGCCGTGACTGGCGAGCTGTTCCCGGGCGAAGGCGAAGTGCGTCCGGATCCTCTACCAGACGCAGAGATGGGCGATGAGGATATTTTCTGATGAGCGACATTCAGCTGGTGGAGCTGGGCACGCTATCACCCGGCGACTGGGTTCGCTTCATCGGCGGCGATATCGGCATCATCCGCGACAAAGTCACGGTGCCCGGGTACCGGCAATCCTACGTCGAGGTACCCGGCGATCGTTACCCGGTGCGAATCACGCCGCTCGACGCCAAGGTCGAACACCTGCCCGACCATCATCCCTGACTACCAATCAGGGAATCAGCCAGATGACGCGCCGCTTTGAGCGCGTTTTCTGTTTTTCGGGCGCCAATAGTCCGCAACGTCAATTAGCCTATTGCTCAAATCCGGTTAATGCGCGCATAATCCTTCCATCAACAACGCAACGGGGCAGGAACATGAACCAGCGCATCATCAACTTCATCGTCACTCCCGATGAGAACGGTCACGCGGTACTGATCGCCGGGGCCGACAACAAACCGGTGGCCAGCACCGACATCCCGCGCATCGGGCACATCAACGAAGTTATCGGCGTGAACCAGCGCAACGCCCGCCGTGTCGCCGCCTGCCTGAACGCGTGCGATGGCATCGACAGCGAGGCGTTGGAAGCGATGCCGGCCAGCTTCAACACACTCCTTTCCGATGCATTCATGAGCGTGCTCAAGTTGCCGGAAGTAGCGACAACCATTCATGATGAGCAGGCCCGCGACTTTATCGCCGCGTGGAACGCCATGCCGCTCACTGGCCCGACCATCGTCGCAATGCAAGCGTCCGGCGACCTGCTGCCGCCAGTTGAGATCGAGCAGATCGCGTGGCTGCAAAAGGCGCACACCCTGCACCGTCAGGTTTCGATGCTGTACGTGGTCGATGGCTACGAGGTGACGGTTACGTTGGATGAAAATCCAATCTCCGAAGCCTTTCATGGCGAAACCCTGCGCGAGGCGATCAGCAACGCCATGGCCGGGCACGACCTTGATGCGCGACCGCATCCGTACACCGACAATCAGCTGCGTTACCCGGAAGATGCGCAGCGCACCAAGATGCTCAACACCCTGAAAGGTATCCGCGCGCACATTGAAAAAATCAGCCCAGACCACTGGTGGATCGATACGCCGGACCGTGGCGGTTTCGACACTGATGAGCTGGATGCCATTATCTCTGAATTTGAAGGCGGTGACGTATGAAAGACCGATCGAAAGACATGCTGGAAGTGTCCAGCTCCGGGCACGGCGATGCTCGCGGCAGTTTTGTGCGTGACGAATATTTTGTTCGCTTCGCCGGTGATGACATTGCCCTCGCCTCAGACATTGCCGACACCGAGACAGGTCAGGCATCCGAGGCCAACGCACGTCGCATTGCGGCCTGCTGGAACGCCTGCGCCGGGATCAGCACCGAGGTGCTGGAACTGAACGCAACCGCCGGCGGCGTGGCCACGCTGGAACGTCAGCGCAATGTGGCTCTGGACGCACTCAATACGCTGATCCTTTTCACCAAGCCGACCAAAACCAATGCCGTGGCACTGCACCGCGCTATTTCAGTCGCTGGGCAATACTCGCTTTCTGGGCAGAAAACCGAGCGGGACACCGTCAGATATGTTGAGGCCTGCAAGATAGCGATCATCGACGTCGCCATGTCGAAAAGGCCGGTCGATGAGATCCGCAGCGCGATCGGCTTCGAGCTGGGTCTGATGCACGCTGAAATCGTGAGCGACAACAGCGATTTCATCGACAAGCACTGGCGCCCTGTAGCCGCCCGGCGAGACGCATTGCTGGAGGCGCTGCAAAAACTGAACAGTCAGTTCTGCGCCAAGTTCGATGAAGGTCTAGAACTCACAGATGCCGACGCCGATCTGGTCGCCGAGATTGGCATCGTTCTGGCCGGCGCCAATAACCAGAAGCCTGCAGCCGGTGGCGCCTCATGAAACCAATCCCGATATCGGCAGCCGAGCGCATCGCCAAGGATTACGGTTACGACCAAGTGATCATCATCGCGCGCAAGGTCGGTAACCCCCCGGATCCACATGGCGAGCACTGCACGACCTACGGCGTCACCAAGGCCCACTGCGAGGTTGCTGCCCGTGCAGGCGACTTCCTGAAATACAAGGTGATGGGCTGGGTGAAGGACGAGGACACTGGGAAATGAGCCTGCCAGTCCACTACTTCACCAACAATAAAACCCGCATGTGTCGCGTTATCAGCGGGCGCGGCCCTGACCACACGGCCAACCTGCTCGAAGCCGAAAAGGATGGGTTTAAGGAGGTCACTCCATTTGAATTCGACGACTTCCGCGCTGAAACCCAGAAGGCCAAAGACGCTGGCTGGAACCCGAACCGCATGCGCTACGCCACGTTCATGGCCAAGCAGGCTGCCAAATGATCCGCTGCTGCCGCGACCGCTGCGAGCCCGGCACCGAATGCGGCTGCCCTGCCTGCGCCGCGAAGAAATACCCGCAGTACACCACCAAACCAGACAGCGAACAGATGGTCGGCATCTGCCCTGCGTGCCACGGCGCGCTGGTCATCCGTAACGGCGCCACCGTCCATGCCAGCAGACAAACCACTTGCCCGGGAGTTATCAGGCGATGAGCGAGAACAAAGAACCGAATGCGATTTACTGGCCTGCCGGCGGAAAGCTGCTCGCCCGCATTACCAAAAACGGGAAAATGGTTGCAATCTTCAAGGTCGCACCAACCGATGAAATTGGTCACGCCATGGCCGCAGCCATTGATGAAGCCAAAGACGTCACCCAGATCCTGCTCAGCGTAACCCCGGGTCCCGATGGTGAAGGCCAAGAGAACTACGCCAAATCGGTTGACGATGTCGTGGCATTGCTCGGCGAGCAGAGCGACCAGATCGAAGCGCTAGAAACCCAACGCCTGCGCGCCGATACGGCTGAGGCTGAGGTGGCGAAGTTGATCGATAAATTGTCATACGAAGAACGCGATCACCATACTACCAACCTTAGTCGGGACGCTTGGCGCAATAAATACGAAGAGTTGTTGAATCTCATCAAACGAGCACAAAGTTTCGTGGCTTTCGTACACAAGTGCTGCCGTAAAAACAAAGAATATGCGCCGTTACACTGGCAGGAAATGGTAGAGCTTGATCGTGATCTGTCGGGCACCACCGCCCTCAACCCCAACCCCGAGGCAGAAAGTCATGAGTGATAAATGGGCAGATCACAAAGAAAAGTTCTGCGGCTGCAAAGACGCTAGCCGCTTGAATTCTTGCAAAGGTCTGGCGAATTGTGCGCTTCCTGCAAATCATCCTGAGCGAAATACGCTGGCTACTATCGAGCTGACCATGACCAATAACCCAACGATTGACGGCCTGCTTCTGGAAACGCTGAAGAAATGGCGCCGCGACTTCGATGCATGCCAGCGCGTGATCTGGCTGGCCGGCGGCTTTGACCCGGCCTATTGCAAAGATGCTCAGGCCTGCATTGCCGAGATGGACGCTTTCCTCGATGAGCGTGCGGTCCACCCATCCAGCGGCCCCGCCGGCCCGCGCGAGCGCTTCGAGAAGTGGGTCATGGCCAAGAAGCATCCGGTGCTGGGCTTCCTCGACGGTCACTGGCTCAAGCGTGGAGATGACCGCGAAGGCTACGCCAACGAGTACGTGCAGGGCCTGTGGGTTGCGTTCAAGGAGTTTGACTTGCCACCGCTGATCAAGACCCTGCGCGAAAATGGCGACCTGATCGCAGCTGAGGCGACCATCGCTCAGTTGCAGCAGCGTATTGCGCAGCTGGAGAGCGGGCAGTCTGAGAAAATCCATCCAGAGCTTGGTTCAGCACCGTCAGCTCACATGACTTGGCTTTTGGAGAAGGTCGTAAATCCCGGCGACTACCCTGAAAAAGTTCTGCACGAACAAATCCGATCGACGCTTGAGGTGTTAAACAAAAATCCTTCTGCGACGCCGGAACCACTCGGCTGGGTTTCCCAGTATGAACTGAACAGGATCCGCAACAAGCAGGCGCACTGGGCAACACTATGGGCAACAGATGGCAGTGAGAATCCATCGCGCATGGACCCGACGTTTGCGCTGTACGCCTACCCTCAAGAGCCTGCGGCAGTTGCATGGCGAGACATGGCAACCGCGCCAAAAGATGGAACGCTGCTGATCCTGCTGGTCGAGTTCGAGGAGCATTCCACCGAGGACGAAAAGCAGGCGCCGACCATCGGGGCGAACAACTTCACCAATGACGGGCAGGACGAGTGGGTATTTGCCGGCTGGTGCTGGAGTCATGACCACTGGACGCAGGGCGTCGGTAAGCCGATCGGGTGGCGCCCATTGATCGCTTCGGTACCGGAACCAACCCAGCTCTTGTCGCGAGCCTTCACCACGCTGGAATCTGGTGATGGCACGTACAAGATCGTCGCTCAGTTCCAGAACCGCGATGATGCGTGGGAAGCCTACGGGCTGATCTGCGGCTTCAAAAAACCTATCCCGCCAATCAGTGCAGGGCATTGCCGTAATGGCGACGCCTGCTTGTGCGGCGGGGATACCGCTGGTGTGCGCGCCACCTGTGGCAACTGGGTGAAGCCGTGAGCATCAACGACTACGACATCGAGCTGCTGCAGCTCGCCGCGCAGGCCGCTGGTTACGAACTGATCCCGTGGGATAACGCGATCGGGTTCGTGATCCGTGACAGCGCCGGCCACCCGCAACGGTGGAACGCTCTGATCAACGATGGCGACTGCTTTCGCATGGTGCTCGAGTGCGATATCAGCATCGAGATTGATGCTGATGAGCGTCGCACCATTGCCACATACGGTGACGGCGAGCGCTGCCAGCAATACTGGGACGGTCTTGTTACCGGAAAAGCCACGGCGACCCGCCGCGCAGCTGTGCGTGCGGCCGCCGAAATTCAGAAGGCAAAGCGATGAAAGACCCTGATAGTTAATCAGGGCGTCAGCTGCTCGCAGTCCGCGCCATCCGGCAACTGTCAATGATTGTTCAATAGTTCGGGCGCCAGCCGGGCGCTCAGGAGGATGAACCAATGGCGATATCGCCCGACCAGAAAGAAGCGATTATGTCGGCGCGCGGCGTCAGTGCTGCGCCGATCGCCAAATGCAACACCCGTCGTTACACTCTGACCTTTGCCGACGGCAAACAGGCAACAATGCTCGACATGAACAGCGAGCCGCTTGATCAGATCACCCGAAGCGTCACCAACATGTTCCAGCCGGGCTATCTGCTATCGATCGCCTTGCAGTAAAAGTCGTGACCATAAGCTGAAGTCCTTTGATTACCCAACCCACGCAAAAGGTAACCCCGAGATGAAAAGTTTCCGAAGTTTTGGTTTTGCACTGGCCATGGCCTGCGTTGGCCTCGCCCGCTACGTCGCTGAGCCGCTGTTGCGCTTCTGCGAGCCGATGTTCAGCTACGTCTCCCGTGGCTTCGACGCCATGGCGTGCGGCGTGGCCAAGCTGACCCGCGAGCTGGTGCATTCGTTCACCGGCTCCGAGCAGCGAGCGACGGGCTTCGGTTGTGGTCTGGATCGCGAAGGTAACGGCTTCCGTCAATCCTCGGCAGCCGATATCGGCGCGCAACCGCGCGTGTCGCTCGCAATCTGAATCACCACAAAAGTGTTGAAAAAGCCCGCATCTGTGCGGGCTTTTTTGTTTATGATGATCGCAGCGACGACCCGTTGGTGAGCGCACGCAACGTGATTAAGCCCATAGGGAGCTCTTGATGCTGGTGTCCAGCAAATGGCGCGCGTAGTTGACCATCTACACTTGCAACAGTAAGGCCCGCAGCCCTTTGAGCAAGCGCGCAGGGTAGCCGTTTAAGATGCCGCTACCGATCCGTAACAGCCCGCCAATGAGCGGGCTTTTTACGCCCGTCGTGATGCGACGATTGCACCATGACCGAACTTATCGCTGCTCCGGCAGGCCAACGTCGTGTGGCGCTGCTCATCAAAGCCAAGATCGCCCATCAGGCCGGTTACTACCTGCTGAACGGCCGCTGGCACTCCATCCACCAGCACAAGCCGGCGCCGAAGGGTGTCCCGGTGGCCGCGCACCCGAAGGCAGCGCATGCCGAGCATGTGAAGCCGTTCCCGTTGCCAGATGAGCAGATCGAAGCGCTCAAGCTTCCGCCTGAGAACGTCAACTCCGGCACGTACAACAAGCAGCTCGACAGTCTGCTCGGTTATGCGGCAAACGGCGATGCTACGGCGATCCTCGGCATGAACCTCGGCACCAACACCTACGGCAAGAAATTGGCGAAAGTGGCCAACTACCTGCTGCAGGGGATGGGCGTAACCGAGGAGTATCAGGTCGCACCCGGTCAAAAGGCTGGTGAGCACCACGCGGTCAAGCAGACCCCGGCGCCGGTCGAGACGCCTGCTCCTGCAGCGAATGAACCAGTGATCGCAGCTGCGGCGGTCATCGAGGCCGCCAAAGCCGACGATCCTGTGGTCGAGGCCGTTGTCGAGACGCCTGCTGCACCGTTCATGGCTTACCCGTCGTCTGGGCCGCTGGCCATGCCTGAGTTCGTTGAGGGCAAAACCACCACCGGCGTCGTGGATTACTACCAGACTCAGGCGATGAAGGTCATCGACATGGCCGAGTCTGGCGACCTTGACGGTCTGGTCCAGATGAAGCAGTCCGGCATGGTGCCGAACAGCAAGGGTAAGATCAGCAATACGTGGGCGGGCAAGACCGAGAACAGCAAAAAGCTGATCGCGCTGCACGACAACGCGGTCGAGCTGACTGTCGAGAATGCCCTTGATGCGCTGCCGCCAGCTGCTGCCGTCGCAGAACCGGAACCGGTGGTGGTTGAAGCACAAGTGGTCGCGGCCCCGGTCGTCAGCACTGACCTGACGTCGCAGATCCCATGGGAAAAACTCAGCTCGCCTGAGACCAAGGGTGACGGCTCGCCGAACAAGGAAGGGATCAACGCCAACAAGAAGCTGGCTGCGATCAAGGCCGCTGCCGAGGCTGGCGATATCGCCACGCTCGAAGGCATGAAGTTCGGGATCAACACCTACGGCAAGAAACTCAATCAGGCCAAGGCGATCGCGCTGGCGTCGCTTGAGGAAATCCCGGCAGCACCGGAACCTGTCTCCGTGGTTACCGAGCCGGTTACCCCGCCACCAAACACTCTTGCCATGCAGCTGGCCGACGCGAAAGGCCCGCTCGGTAAAATGGCCGTGGCTGAGCAGCACGTCGTCAAGAATGGCAAGTCGCCCGAGACCTACAAGCAGATCGCCGAGGCGCATGAGGATCTTGGCAACGCTGATTCCGCTGAGCACTGGAACGCCAAGGCTGCAGATCTGGCGACCATGAACGTCCTGTCCGGCGCGATGGCGGCAGACGGCACCGTCAATGGATCCACCAAGATCGCGGTTGCGCACATACTGAACAGCGCTGATTCGCTCAAGGCTCAGGCTCAGGCTATCGACGCGCTCAATGAGCTCGGACATACCGGCGCTTCCAAGGCGATCCAGATGGCGATGGATGCCACGCTGCTGGACACCTTCAAGACCAACGTTTCTGCCAGCGATGAAGAGCACGAAGCGATGGCCGTAGCCAAAGATTATCTGGCTACCGGCGGCCCGTCAGCAGCCAAGGTTGACCACATCATCTCCACGCTCGAGGAGAACGGGTTCACCACCGGTGCTCAGGAATACAAAGAGGCCTACGGTCTGGACGAGGGTCCAAATGATGGCGATACCAAGCAAGGCGCTGATGGCCAGCTGGTGTTCCAGAACGGGCGCTGGCACAAGGTCAAGACCGATGAGGCCGAGGCCGCTCCGGTTCCGCTGAGCGCGATTGAGCATCAGGCGGTGATGGGCTACCTCAACAGCGCCGAGGCCGATGAACTTGAGCACGCTGCCGGTAAGGCCATTTTCCAGACCTTGTCCGAGGAGGAGAAGCAGGCGCTGAACGTCGAGGCGCTGAACTCCAAGCCGAAAGCTGAGCTGCATCCGCTGGACGCCATTCCGCTGCCGGATCTGTCGCAACAGCTGACGCAGGCTGGCGTTGACAAGGTGATGGCCGGGCTTGAAAAGCTCAAAGAAAATGCGAAGACCGAAGGCGCCAGCGCCTTCAAAGGCACGCTGAAGAAAATGTCGGCCAGCGGCAAGCTGATCACCAAGCTGCCGGGGAAATACGGCAAATTATCTCTGAAAGTCGTGGGGCTCGCGAACAGTCCAGAGCACTATGGATCTCTAGTTCACCAGTACGTTGAAGACCTGAAGACCGTGGCTGGCGGCAAGAATGTGAAACCCAAGCCGGCACCAGCCCCGGCGCCGACGCCGCAGCCATATGGCCAGCCGCCGATCGAGTCGATGGACAACTGGAAACAGGTCGGCCCGCAGGGCGGCTCCAACCCGGGCGGTAAGTTTGTCGATGAGGCTGGCGTCGAGTGGTACTGCAAGTTCCCGAAAAGCGAAGACATCGCGAAGTCCGAGGTGCTGGCGTCCAAGCTGTATGGCGCTGCGGGGATTGAAGGACAGGACGCCAAACTCATCACCAAGGATGGCAAGATCGGCATCGCCAGCAAGTGGGCCGACGTCACCAAGGCTCCGGCTGCCACTCTGGCCAAGGCCGATGGCGCCGCCGCCGGGTTCGCGGTCGATGCGTGGCTGGGCAACTGGGACGTGGTTGGTCTGGAATACGACAACCTGCAGCTGGATCCGAGCGGAAAGGCCGTGCGCGTCGATGCTGGCGGCTCGCTCGAGTACCGCGCGCAGGGTGGCAAAAAGACCTTCGGCGATACCGTGCTTGAGATCGACAGCCTGCGCGACAGCAAGATCAACCCGCAGGCCGCCAAGGTCTTCGGCAAACTGTCGCAGGCGGACATCACCGCGTCAGTGGCGAAAGTCCTGAAGGTCAGCGACTCGCAGATCTACTCGATGGTCAACGCTTATGGCCCGGGTACTCCCGAGGACAAGAAAAAGCTCGCGGAAACCCTGATCGCGCGCAAGGCCGATCTGTTGGCGAAGTACCCGAAAGCCAAAAAGACGAAGGTCATCACGTTCAAGCCCGAGAAGATCAGTGAGCCGCCGAGCTTCATGAGCTGGGGTAGCAGCGGCGCGCCCGGCCCGTCGAGCAAGCTGTTCCTCAACGAAGCCAACGAAGCGGCCGTGCAAGCGATCTACGCGGCAGCCAAGACCGGCAGCGCGGAAGCGGTCAAGGCCCTGAGCGCCGACACGTTCAACAAAAACACCGGCGAGGTCATTGGCAGCGCGCCGGTGCTCGATCACC